ATCTCATCTGTTCCTATTTCTAGAACTCCGTTATCTGTTTTATTTCCGTTTGGCATTTGGTAAGCACCCCTTTTCCTTTAGTTTGTTCCTCATACGAGGTTCTTTTCTGTTATAATTTTGAGTAACGATACTCAGATTAGATTTGTCGTTGTTCATAGGATTGTTATCCTTATGATGTACGTCTTTATCAGCAGTAAGTTTCTTCTGATTTTTTAAACTTCTTCGTGCTTCGTTTCTCTTTGCACGTCTTTTAATTTGTTCGGGGTCTTTATGATATGACTCATATTCCTTTTTGTAGTCTCTGTCTTCTTCTACTTCAGACTCCTCGTTCTTGTTCTTATTCTTTGCATCATAGTCTTTGATAGACTTTTTTGCAGACTTCATCATTGCTTTTTGATGTGCTTTTTGTTGAGACTGATTTCTCTTTCTCATTACATCTGCATGTCGTTCTTCCAGTTCTTCACCCATTGTCAAACCAGCTAATTGTTGTGCAATTACTGTAAGTTGTTGTTGAGGTATTGTCATCAGGAATTCCATCTGTTTCTTAGATAGACCTTTCATTTTTTTAATTGCATCCTGCATCTTACCTTCTTCTAACTCTTCACCGAACTTAAGGAATAACTTACCTTTATCTTGTTTTTGGTCTGTAACTTTATGTCCAACCATTGCACCGATAGTGTTAATCATACCAAGACCTTTCTCGGGATTACTACTATACTCTTTTTCTAATCTGGCTGCAACTTTTTTAGTAATCAATTTAATGATATCTACAGCTGAAGTTACTAACTTACCTTCCTTTATGTGATAACCAGTATCGTCACAATGGTCACAACCTTTTCCACCACATTCGGGACAAGTCACCTTTGATTCTTCTAATTCAACTGACTCGTTTGCCTTTCTTGTTGCATCTCTTTTCTTTTGAATTGCAACATTCTCGGTCTCTTTCTCTTTCTCTAATCCAAGTTTAGAATTCTCTCTCTCATGTCTATCTTTTAACGATTCAAGTTCCTTTTCTTGTTTAACTTTAAGGTCTTCCAACTCTTGAACCTGTTGTGCTTTTGCATGAGCAGCTTTGACTGCGACGGGTTCTTCCGTAAACATTGATTGAAAAGACTGAATTTTATCCTCTCGTGCAAGTTTCTGTACTTTTAATATATCGTTTAATAAATCCATAATACTATTTAGTCTTTTTGAGATGTAACTCTCGTTGTTTCCAAGAGAGAGCAGGTTTGTTTGAAGGGAATATGGTAGTCCATGACATGAGTTTACCATAAAGACCATTTGTCTTCTGTTTAAGTGATGCAAGTGTATCATCATTCTCTATCTTAGTGAAGTCTCTACCAAACAACTTTTGCAATTTGATTGCATTTGCATTTGATTTGTTCCAATCTCCAGTAACAATTTCGGGTGGAACTTTACGAGGTCTCATTTGATTTCGTTTTTGTGCATTTGCTAGTGATGTTTGAACATAAATCATCTTAGATTCATATCCAAGTGCATCTAAATGTTTCTTATATGCTTTAATCTTACTGTCGTTTGCACTAGTAGTGTCAAAGATAAGTCCCAGTCTGTTACCGATATACAAGTCCATACCTATTTTAGTGGTCGCCTTTGCTCTTGCACGGATAGGGTCATAGTCTTTAGGGTCGTTCTTAGATAGGTCTAATGATAATCCTGCTTTCTTAAGACCTTTCTCAAATGCATTATCTGTATTAACTAATTTAAGTCCCAATGATTTAAGGGAAAGACCATCAACCACTTCTGATTTACCACTGCCTGGGCCTCCCATTAGAAAGACTGCTTTAAATATACCTTGGTCATAGACTCCTTCATTAAGTAAGTCCTCTTGCATGTAAGATGGTAGTGTACTCTCTGAGATGTTCATTCCCTTTTTTACTGCCTTCCAAAGTGTCTTTGCATGTTTTTTATCGGGGACACCCGATTCAAAGGAATCATAATCCCCATCTGATGCAGCTTGTCTCATTTTAGATGCAGACATTCCACTTACGTCATCGGAGTCGGGGTCTCTTTCCCCTGCAGATATAATATTAATTGAATCAAACTTATAGTAACCATGTTTTCCTTTCACACCATTGTATTTGTTGAGTAACATCTCAAATTCTTTAATTCTGTCTGAACCAACCACCATTCTAACCTTACTGTAACCTTGGTCTTGTAGTGCAGTTGCAATTTCAAACACTTGTCGTGCTTTAGTGTTCACAATACCCACCTTCTTACCGAAGAATTTATTCATAAAGTTCCATTTAGTTTTATAATCTAATGGATTCTTCTTGGAGTCTTGTGAGTGTGACATGAACACTAGAGGTTCAAAACCACCACTGGTAGAGTTTTTTAACTTTTCTATTAATTTTGCATGTCCAACTGTAGGTGGATTGAATCTACCAAAAGTAAACACTGCACTCTTTTCTTTTGCTTCGAATATGGATTTAAAACTTTTCATTACTTGTCCCATGCTTTTGCAGCGTTGAAGTTATTCATAGAGAATTCCATCCTGTCAACTAATTTAACTGCACTTCCGTCTGAGTCGATTGCAACATATCCTTCAGGATTAACTACTTTAAATCCGTTATCTACCTTCACGAAGGTTCCAATACTCTTTACTCTATTTAGTGCTGTAACAATAAGGGATTTTGACTCTATCAACCCACCTTGGAATTTTGCAAGGTTATCAATCATCACTTTGATGGAGTTTAAGTCTCTCATAACATCCTTACCAATCTGTATCTTGATGTCTTTAGTCTTCTGCATCTTAACTTTTGCAACTATCTTATCTTTCCAGTATTTCTCTACATGGGTGAGGTAGTCCTTTCCGTTAGGGTTCCACTTACCTGCACGGACAAGTGTATTAGTGTATGTCTTGTATGATGCACCTGCAGCTCCTTTACTGTTGAGAACATTTTGAACATCATTAAACTTCTTAAGGTCTTTGTTTGTTATACCATGGAAATTTTTACCAGTCGAAGTAAGTGCATTGGTTAACTGAAGTGTTTCCTTTGCAGTCATGTTTCCGTAACCAGTCACATCCTTGTATGTTGCATCATCAGTCCAAACATCTGATGTAGACTTGGGTGCATTTGCACCAAACGATGCACTTAGTGATTCTATAGTAGACCCTGAATAAGTTGTGTGGAAGACGATACCCATTTTCGTTGAGTTGATTTCATTATAAAGTTTCGAACCTTCAAGAACTGCATATAAGATTGTATTGGGGTGAAATGTGAGATACTTCTTATCATCTATCGTCTCACTAGACTTGTCGTTAGTGTACATCAAATCACCCTGTAGGATTTCTTTCATTCCCATCTTGGATAGGTATTTAAATGATGTTAAAAACTTCTCTTCTAAACTACCCTTAAGTTCGGGTGCATCTTTGATTTGTTGTTCGGATGTGTAGAATAATGGTTCTTTATTGAATAGGGATTTCTTTGCAACAAAGAATTCTTTAGTCTCGGGATGTGGCCCGCAGAATATAGCAGGAGCACCATCCCATTTAACAGTCATCTTGACTCTACCTGTTGCATGTCCTTTTAACATGTCCCTAAGTTCTCTCAGGAAGTTGATAGATGCACGACCACCTGCAATACCATTGTTGATGATTTCGTCTTCTAGGTGTTCTAAATGTACGTTTGTGACTGCCATTAAAGTAGGTTCCTGTTAAGTTACCTACTATTTATGTTTTTGATAAGGGCGTGGACTTGAGTTTTAACTCGATATCATGCAATTCTGTAGTTAGACTTGTGATTTTGCATACATCTTTAGTTTTTTTTGCATCGCGTAACATAGTTTTGACTTCTATCTTCCTTGATAGAATGTCAATAACGTCTGTTTGATTCAAAAATTTACTCATAATGTTTAACCTAATACTATTTAGGTCATTTATCTTATTAACTTTTAGGTTTAGGTATATAATGGGTACTTGTAAAATGTCCAATAATAGTGTCTGTTCCATAGATTCTTTGGATACCTTCTTGCACCAATGTACGACCTTCGTCTATTACCTTTACACTTGTCTGTAGTGTTTCAAGAACTTCTCCAACTTTAATTGCACCCTCATAAGTTATTTCTAACTTTGTTGTGGGACAGAATTTTTGTTGTTGAAATAATGCACATCCACCCATAGCATAATCTGCACATGCAGCTCTGAAAGGGCCTCCACAATGAGTGTAAGGTGCTTGTAATTGTGTAGAATGCCACCAACTTATTTCATTCGCCCATGAAAGATGTTTGTCAATAACTTTCCAACCCGAAAATCCTACATCATCGGGAAACTGCCAATTTAGATTTGTCCATACATAGAATGCAGGTTCCATCTCTTGGTCTAGTTTTCCTACATTCTGTCCTGCATCATCCCATGATACACCTTTCTCTAATCTTGAATCAATTTCTGCATGGTCACCAAACCCTTTTTGGGTTAATGGAGTCCATCCATCTGCTAATAAAATTTCTCTATTTGTCATTTCTTTCTCCTATATTTTAAAATCACCAAACTTTGAACTTCTTCCTCTGTCTGCAACAGGGATGGAGTCATCGTATGAATTAGTATTTTCAATTAACTCTTCTTGAGCTTCTTGTTCACAATCGTACAACTTCATACGACTTCTATCGACACCTATGACGAACCTTTTGAATACGGTGGGGTCATTGTATCTGTTCTTCAACTGTTTAACCACTAACTGGTCTAACTCGTCTAACTCTTCAGATGTAATCAGTGCAAACATAAAGTCTGCAGTTGCAGGTAATCCGAATGACTCTGAGGTATCTGTAAGTTCTACATCTGTTGAACCAAAACCACTACGAGTTGTCTGTGTTGCACTCATGATTGGTACATCAAACTCCACTGCAAGTCCTCTCAACTCCTCTGCAATACTCTTAACTAGTGTATAACTGTTTGCACCAGCACCAGGCTTAATCCTGTGAGATGCACATATGTTAAGGTAATCGATGAATATCATGTCGGGTTTAAAGTCTTTCTTAATTTCCAACTCTTGTAATAGATGTCTGAAGTGTCCAACATGAGCAGCTGCAGTTGGGTATTCTTTGATGATAAGTTTACCAGTAGTCTTACCTTTAAGTTTCTCTACCTTCTTACCATACATTGACTTGTTCAATCCTGCTAAATCTTGGATAGGAACATTAAGAATATTTGCATCAATTCTCTCTGCAATCTTCTCTTCTGACATTTCAAGTGTAATGTATAACACATTCTTGTTCATCATCAAGTGACTAGATGCCATGTGACACATGAAAAGGGATTTACCGACACCTGTTCCTGCAAGGCAGATATTCAAGGTTTTATTCGGTAAACCACCCTTAGTAACTTTGTTGAAGTATTCCAAGTCGAATGGAATCTTCTCTTCTTCAGTATTATAGAACTCCCATCGAGCATCTGCATCTTCTAATACATCATGACCAATGTGTGTGTCAAATGATATTGCAAGTGCATCTTTAAGTAATTCGGGTATTTCCCCTGTAGACCTTTTTGAGGTCTTATCAATAACTTCGATACTCTCCATGACTGCAATATAGATTGCTCTATCTTTGCACCATTGTTCTGTTTCGTCTATCAACCATTTCTGAGGTGTCTCTTCTTTGTCTTTTTGAATGTTTGAACAAACTGTCTTTGCATTTTTCAGAACCGTTTCGGGTATCTTCGAATTGTTATCTAAATTAATCAGTAAGGCTTCTGCAGTTGGGATGTTAGTATACTTTTCAAAGTATGCTTTAACTTCTTGAAAGATGATTCTTTCATCGGGTTCAGTAAAGTATTCGTCCTTTACAAATGGAATAGTCTTTCGTGCAAACTCTTCACTCTGCACTAAATTCTTTAATATGGTTGTCTCTATTCGTCTCTGTTCTGTCATAATTTTCTCACTGTTCTCATTCTATCAATTGGCATTTCTCTACCAATCACCCTATGAAAAAACATTACCAAAGTTAATCTATCTTCACCATTGTCCAGTCCAAGGTTGTTTGCACTATGGTGGACATTACCGTGAAATAGAGTTAACCTATTGTATTTACCTTTAACATCAACAGTCTTCTCAAACTGGTTATTATGTTCCTCTTGAACTTCCATTTCAATTTCTGATATGGAACCTCTAAGGTTAGACGCTCTCTTTTGTTCTGTATGGTCTAGGTTGATTAGTGTTCCTTCTTTACTAGTATACAATGAAGTTCCACTATTTACTAGTGGGTTTTCATTTAAATATAAAATACCAGTCATGAAACAATTATCGTTATGCACCCATCCATGATGGAGGGTTGATGGTATCTTTTGAAATGTCATTGATACATCTACATCTGTGTGGTCGATACTTTCCATGTCATGGAATAGTGCAATCACCTTTTTGTTTATGTTGTCATATAGGAAAGGGTCTATGTCACGCAGTTCGGGTGACCTAATACCAGCCCATCTACCATCGGGTTCGGGGGTGAAAATTAATTGTTTAGAGAACTCCACCATTTGATGGGGTTCATCTAAAAAGTTATCAACTATCGTTATCGGTATCATCTACTTCTGAAATTCCTTCATCAATATTACTACCATATCGGAAATATTCATTTGCAACTTTCTCTAATTTTTCCATCACATCGGGTGTGAAGTATTTTTCAGGATTGTTGTTAATTGTTTTACCAAATTCAGATTTACCGTTTGGTAATAGAACTCTTGTACTTGATTTCTGAAATACTCCAAATGCAAGTGCCATGTCTAATAGACCATAGTACCTATCCAGTCCTTTTTCATATGATAACCTTACATCAACCATTCTGTTTTCCACAGTCAATCTTGACTTTGCATTCTTACAATGAATGATATTACCAACTACTTCTGTTCCTTCCTTTTCTTTCTTCTTAGATAAGAATATGATTGATGATGCAGCGTACTTGAGTCCACTACCACCACCCATTTCTTTCTGAGGGAACATAGAACCAATCACATCATATGTGTGGTTCGTGACTATCATGGGAACACCGACTCTACCTAATTTCAATGTCAATACTCTGAATGCACCTTTGGTGATTTGAGCACGAGTCATATCTTTAGTCTCTTTACCTTCTGCAGTGTCTTCGATTTCTTTGGTTGTTGATAACATACCAAGTGAATCTAAACAGAACATCATAGGTGGACGTTTGGCTTGGGGGGTTTCTGCATACTTATCCAGTATACTAATTGCTTGATTTCTGAACTCTTGCACTGTAACTACAGGAACTATAACAACTCTCTTAGAGTCAATTCCCCTAGATTCAATCATATCTCTTGATATTGCAGATTCAGATTCGAAGTAGATTACGGCTGCATCTTTGTTGTCATCTAGAAACTGTTTTACCATTCCTAGTGCAAAGAAGGTCTTACCTGTTGCAGACTCACCTGCAATTGCGGTAATCTTGTTTGATGGTAATCCTCCATATAATGAACCACTCAATAGTGCATTGAAAATATGTGAACCAGTATCTATAAACGAATCAACGTCTCCAGCTGCAACACCATCATTGACGATACTTGCATACTCATTACCACTTGCCTTTACTAGGTCTTTTAAAAAACTCATAATTAATCCTCTGTTTGTAAGTTCTATTATACTACTATATTGTCACTCTGTCTAGTCGATTTTTGATATTAATTCACCCATCATGTCTACATCAACTCCTTCCATTGCTATACCCATTGGTAGTGATGCTGGAAAATTTGAATCCCATTCGGGTGTACCAAGTTGATAATTTATTGTACGAGTTCCATCATATTCTGTAACACTTGCATATAATGAACTCCTCACAATGACCATATTCTTTTCCTTATGCATCAGAATGAAGTTGAGGTCAAACCCATTCATCGTTATCCACCCCTCAGTATTTCTAAAACTTCTTGAATATCTTGTTGAAGTATCTATACCATCAATGAATTCCCTACTCACGATACTTCCATCGTTATCTAATATCATCTGACCTATTTTTGCTTGGTCTTTTGCGGAAATCTCTACACAACAATACGATAATGTGTTGCCGGCCATATCTTTCCACCAAAAGACATCCTGTATTCCCAATTGGGAAAATAGATATCTATCTGCAAATTCAGATACATCCATTCCTGTTGCACGAGTAAGAATTTCACCCAATATCTGGCTGTCACAATTACTATAGATATGAGATTGTTGTTTCCATGAACCATCTCTATCGTAATTCCAAAATGGTGGGGGGGATGCGTTTGGATACAAACTTCGGTTTATACATGAGAACAATTGGTCATGAAGATAGGTTATTGTCCCACCATCGGGATTTTCTTGGCATTCAAAGAATTCATAAGAAGAATAATTATTAGAACACATAACCTGTAGACCACTTCTATGGTCTAGCAAGTGTCCAATAGTAACCATCTGACCTTGACTTCTACCATACCATTCGGTTATAAAATCATCTGACCTCTGTTCTAATGATTGTATGAATCCGTTGTCTATTGCAATACCTACTAAAATACTCATAAAGGACTTAGTTACTGACCAAGTACCTGTTTTGTCATACTCGTCATTATAGGCATAATAGTCCTGTATTTGTTGTTCAGTAAGTGCTGTTTGTTTTGTAATTACTGCAGTTGCTTCGTTCCCTGTTATATCTCGGTAGTCCTCTCTTAAGAGTTCACCATCCTTATATATTACTAATGCCTGTGTATAGAACCCATCTTGCATGATGTACTCGACTGCATCACTGTAGTCCCCATAATAAGTAGTATCATTACCACAATTGGATGTGCAACCACTAGGTGGTGGAGGTGGTGGTGTAGAGGCAGTCTCTACAGGTGTCCAGTTATTGGAACTCCCTCCTCCACAAGAGGCAAGGAATAGTGCAGTTAGTAGTAAGGTACAAGCTTTGTTTAGTTTTCTCATTATTGTATTATACAATAAAAAGGGGGTCGTTGTCTAGAGAGTTTTGGTTTTTTCTTTGATTAATCTTTCAGCAATCTGACACATTTTCTCGTCAACTTTGACATGTTCTTCCATCATGGTCTTGAGGGTATGTATTTGAACTTCCATATATGCCATCATGGAAAATATCATAATTATCATCCCAATATAGAATAAATCTATTAGGGAAATTATCATTAGAGAACCTCGTCTATCTGTTCTTGGGTGACAGTCCCGTTTTCTAATAAGAGTTTACGATGTTCTAAGTGTCTTGCTTCTGTAGTGTCTTTGTTCTCACCAGTGTACAGTACTGCATGGTGTTGGTCAATCATTTGTTGATTTACTGAGACTCTTGTTTCTGTTTCGAACACTGGGTGTCCTTCGTTGTCGTGTTTTGTGACAAAAAGTTCTCCAAGTATGCGTCCGAACTTTCCTTTGTCATGGCTAACGAGTGTAACATCACCTTCTGAAAGTAACTTCTTAAGATTTGCTTTAGCTGCTTTTCCAAAGATTTTCTCCACTAGGTCTCTTGTTCTAGACTCTGGCGTATCAATCCCCATTAGTCTAACTCTTTGTTTTTTAAGGACTGTTGAAAATCCTAGGTCAATATCAACGTCAATAGTATCACCGTCTACTACTTTGGTCACAGTTACATGGAATTCACTTTGATTAAATGATTTAGTCATAAGGTTATTTAGGAGAAAAAGGAGTCCAATGATGCAACTTGTTCAGTATTCCACCCTATTAAATCGATGACTTTTCTAAGAGGTTCGATGAATGACTTGTTGAATTGCATATCATAGTCCACAAATCTATGAAGGTCAAACTCTCTTGGTAATACATTTGCAAATGATATAACATTCTCATTGATAGGATTTGGAACAGTCAAGTATGTGAAGTGAATCTTATCACTGTTTTTAATGACCTCATATCTCTTATCAAGATTCTTCTTTTTAAGTTCATGGTTGTAAAGTAATGCACCTCTGACATGGATTGGTGTACCCTTTCCATAGATACTAGATGCATCCCTGTAATTGTGGAGGTTGTTACAACCCCTTGGAGACGACATATCTTCAACTGCAAGTCTACGGAAGTCCTTTCTTGTGTATTCCACGAAATCCCAAAGTTCTTGTTCTGTTCCATTCATAACTACATCGAACACTTCTGTAAGCTTCTTTCTGACCCACTGAGGTGTACTGGACTTTGCAGTCTCAATACCCATCATCTTCAACTTAGGTTTTGCATATCGAACTCCCTCGTTGTCCAAGACATTTAGGATGTATCTTTTCTTTGCAGTCCATATTCCACGGTCTGCAATAATCTCTCTACCCATCTCCATCTTCTGTTGGAATGCATTAGTGTAATCTGCAAGTTCATCATATCCCTTTGCAAGAACACCTTCGACTTTATCAATTGCAATAGTATTTAAGAAGTCACAAATTTTTCCTCGTGGTGTATCTTCGGGAAACACTTTTGACACTAGGTCATCAAAAGTGATGTAGACTGAATCGGTATCCATTGCAATCACATAGTCTTTGTCTTCTGTTGAAAGGACTTTATTCATCCATGTGTTGATAGATTTCTCTGCAGTCTTAATAATCAACTGACCCGACATAGTAATTGCTTCTGCAAGGTTAGGGTCAAAGAATGCAAAGTATTGATTTGCAAGAGCTCCATATGCAGAGTTAAGTGCAATCTTACGAACCTGTTGATTGTTATATGCACGTTTGATAAGTGTATCAAGTTCCCTATTACGTTTTGGGTCATCACATGATTCTTTCTCAATCTGATACTCAATCATCTTCTTCTTCCACAGTTTTCTTTCCTCATAGAAAGTCTCCATGAGTTCGGGAAGGAATCCTTGTTTGTCTCTTGTGAACATTACTCCGTTAGGTGTTACAGTTCTGTTTGATTGTTTGAGTGATGAAAGGTCTACGTCACCATCCAACATCTTCTGAACATTAACATCCATTCTCTGACCACCCTTAATCATTTTCTCGGGTGAGATATTGTGTTGCATAATGATATGGGGATAGAGTGAGTTCAAGTCAAATGACATAACCCAGTTGTGTCTACCTACTAATGGTTCTTTGACATATGCACCAACAATAGAATGTTGTTTACTTCTATCCAACTTCTGAGGTGGTGTTTGTATGTTCTGTTCTTTGAGGAAGTTGTAGATGATTGTTTCCCAGTACTTAACCATACCAAAGGTATCTGCAAAGTTACACTTTGCATTGTAAGCCATTGAGTATGTGAGTTCTAGTAACCCCATCTTATCTTCTAAGTCTTCTACAAGTGTCACATCTTTGACATTGTATTCTAAGAATAGTGGATAGTTCTCTTTGTAAAGGGTATGTAATGAACCATATTGTGAATAATCAATCTTTGCTTTATCTAATTCAACATGTGCAATGTGATTAAGTGAGTATGATTCTTGGTTTACGAATGTATGTTTCTTGTACAGTTCCATATAGTCAAGAATATTGATACCATAGAGATTAAACACCATGACCTTTTGACCATAGTTATTTGTGTAGTCTCTTACATCAGACATATTCCAAGGTGAGAACTTCTTATGGTGTCCTTCACCGAATAGTTTATCTACACGATTACAAAGATACGTCATGTCAAATGCATCAACATTCCATCCTGTAACAATGTCAAAAGATTCCTTTCTCCAGTACTTAATGAACTCAGTTAGTAGTTGTGCTTCATCAACACATTCATAATAATGAACATTTGCAGGTGCATCCCAAGGGCCGATACCAAAGGTATGTGCCATATGTCTGAATGGTTTGATGGTGATTGCATTTACTTTCTCTTCTGCAAGTGTAGGTTCGGGGAATCCGTTCTCCGACTCACACTCGATGTCAAGTGTTGCAACCTTGATTTTCATTGGGTCGTATTTGATTTCACCCTGAAACTTATCAGCTATGTAAGTATAAACATACTTATCATAACCGTGAATCTCAAAGTTATCTACTTGACTGTATTGTTCTCGGAACTTTCTTGCACCACCCATGGTGTCAAGATTAACAACATCAAGTGGTTTACCATCTAAAGAACGATAAGGAGAATCCTTTTTCTTAGAGGTTACGAAGTGGTTAGGACGATAAGCAACAGATAACTTCACCTGTTTCTTACCTTGGTAACCTTTTACTAGAATTTTGTCTCTAGTTCGACATACGTTTGTATAGAAATCCATGTAGTTATTATACTACAGTTGGTCTTATTCTACAAGTGTTTTTCTTGAGGGATGTCGTAATTCTTTTACTGATTTGAGTTTGTCTTGTGCATCTGCAAGTTGACCAACTAGTTCATCTACTGCAGAGACAACATCGGGATGTTCTCCTATACCTGCTGGGTTTGATTGATAAACTGAGATGTTTGCAGTGTGTACTGCAATGTCACCTTCGTATTTCTTTACTAATGCACCTAATATATCTGCCATTATTTATTTCCTGTTGCAATCTTGTAATTTGTCTCTAGATTGGGTCTAACCTTAAAGGTTGTAATTATCTGAGATTTAGGTATCACAAAATTATATTCTCTTGCATATGGTAACCATGGTGCAAGGTTAACTTCCATTTTTCCGTCATCAACCATGACAACACAAAGTTGAGCTTCTTCAATACTAATAGAGTTTGATAAAGTAGAAGAAGTAACCTTTCCTAAGATAACTTCCCCACCAAGTAACTTTACAGCTTTGATTTCACTAGGCACAGTTTCGTACCTGTTCTTGTAGTTCTACTGAACGTCTACCAACTTGTCCGAACCACTTAGAGTCTTCCATTTCTACTGCAACCTTTTCCCAGTCTGCAGATACAACACCTTTCCACATGTTGTTAAATTTACCGAAACGACCTCCACCTAAGTTGAATGTCATGTTGACTAGAACGTGTTGAATGTCTTCGGGAAGGTCATAGAAATTCTCTCCACCTTTTGATTCGAATACATGAATTGCTTCATCGACATGTTTGTCGAAGTCATCTTCATAGTATGCATCTACAGTTTCTTGACTCACTGGAGTTCCAGCGGGTTGTCCGTGTTCTGCATCACCTTCTTTGATAAGATGTCCAACACCTAGTGTTAAGTATCCTAGTGAATCTGCATAGACTTCTAGTACTTCACCTTCGTGACGTTTGATTTGTTCTTTAAGTATCTCTTTGTTCATTCTCTTTCCTTATTTGTTCTTGCATGACTTCTACTAGAATGTCACCCATTAATGTATTTAACTCACTGTTATTTAGTAATTCTTCAAAGTTGATTTCACTGTTCTCCATCCCTTTTGGGAATCTTCTTATGGTTCTTTTGAAATTAATTTCGGGTGTACCATCTTTGAATTGAACCTTTCCATATTGATAAACCAGTCCGTCCCATTCTCCACCAGTTAACTCAATCCCTGCATTTTCATCATGAGGATTCTCAACTACTCTGTACACTTTGTTCTCAAATAATTCTGTCATACGAAAAACTCATCTAGTTGTCCTTGTCTTACTTTTAAGAATAGGTCTTTGTCTTCTTTTGCAAAGTACCAAACATTTTCCATGTAATACTTCTTCATGAAATCCTGCATAGCTGTTCTATCAATACCTTCCTTGTCTGACACTTGATTGTCATCACTATCACCTTTTACGTCTGTCCACTTGTCTAGAAACTTAGTAGATGATTGTGGTCTTTGCATAATTCTCATTCCCAGTTGACCTTTAAAATGGGGTCTTAGTAAGTCACACACTTCATCACATGAAGGGTATGTTTTACCTTTAATTGTTGGGTTCATAATGTTTAATAACATATGACCTGTATCAGATAATGAATCAAAAGTCTTCTGACTTACTGGAAGGAAGAAATCATCTCTCCACTTCTCATACTCATTGAACTTGAACCATGATTGGTCTTCCTCGTGTTCTCCACCCTTGTTATATATCTCTGTCGAGAAATAAGGTGGTGAAGTGAATGCACAGTCAATTGGTGGTAGTGAATCATAGTCTAAATCTTCTGCACCACATCTATGTATTTCAACAATCTTTGAACCAACGGATTTAAAGTAGTTTTCTGATTCAGTAATTACTGGTGCATTACCTGTAAGAATTGTTTCATAAGATATACATTGTTTCTTATAGTTTACAAATGTGTTCGGATTTGGGTCTGTACCTATGTAATGAGTTGTTCTCTTACTTGCATAGAAACCACAAAGTCTATCTCCCCATCCACATGAAGTATCTAATACAGTTTTTGCATCAGTCATTTCATAGAAACATTTTGCAACTACTGGTTTGAACTGTGTTGCAATATAGGCACCAAGTCTGAATGCAGTTCTATATGCATCTTCATCTAGTTTACCACCGACAAGTTTTATAACTTCATTACCATCTACGTCTGTAGATATTTCTTTAGTAATGTCATTGACACCTCTCCATATTGCACCAAGAGCCGATTTCAATTGTTTTGCATTTGAATCTCGGAATGCATTCAATGGTGCTTTATGACCATATGAATCACAAGACAATCTTAAGTCTTGCATAAAGTAATCACTTGCATCATTAAATGAAGGGGGTGCATTGACCATTCCTAATCCAAATTCTGAGTATGGGTATTTGTAATTATCGTATTTTTCTACGACTTCCTGTTCTAACTGTTCGTTAGGTTTTACGAATCTCCACACATCGTCCTCTAGAAGTCTAATGAAAGTATCTTTCATCTTACCATAGGAAATGGGTTTTAATGGGAAAGGTGGTCTTTCCTGTTCAATGTATTTTGCAACTTGTTCACGGAATTCTTCCCGACCATATTTTTCAGTAAGGTCTTCAAACTGTTTACCTGTAATAATAGGTAAGCCATCGTGATTTGCACTTTGTTTAATTATTTCATAGAGTTCAGACATGCTTCTATTATACAACAATGAAGCATGTCTGAATAGGGGTTTTTTAAGAAATTTTGATTTCTTGGGGTTTATCTTCTTCGGGTACAATCCTTTCCAAAGATACACTCAAAATACCATTCTTCATATCTGCACCTTTAACGATTATATCGTCTGCAAGTGTGAATGTTCTTTTGAATGAACGAGATGCAAGTCCTCTATGGACATACTCAAGGTTTTCCCCTTCCTTCTGTTTACCTTCGATATTAAGAACCTCTTTCTCTTTTGAGATTGTGATGTCTTTCTTATCAAATCCAGCTAATGCAAGTTCGATACTGAAGTTCTCTGCATCGTGTTTTACAATATTGTAAGGTGGATAGTTTGTATTAGTCGGTGACTGATTGGCACGTTCTAATAGTTGAAGAGTTCTGTCGAACCCGATTGCGAATGGGAATGATTTCCCGAAATTGAAGACATCGAAGTCTCCGAGCTGTCTGCTTGTCATAGTTTTCTCCTTTATTAAGCAAGTTATGTTATGTAACCTCTAATGAGCATTACAATGGTATTTATAACACCATAGTACTATTATATAGACTTTTTCTAAAATTTCAAGGGGTTTTATGAAGTTTTCGTACTTCTTTTCGTTTTCCGTTATCAAACAATGGTGCATAGACCTTGACTGGTATTTCTTTACCCTTTACTGTTATCTCATCAACCAATGAACATGCAGTCTCATCGAGTTGCATGTAAGTGAACTCCGATAGTAGAATAGGTGTATCAAAGGTTCGAGTCTGAACCTCAAGTCTGGCTGCAAGGTTAACTGCATCTCCGACTACTGAATAGTCAAACCTATCTTCTGAACCCATATTACCCACTATGCATTGACCTGTGTTAATCCCAGTACCTATAACTACTGGTGGAAGGTCTAATCCTTCTTCCTTGATGTCCCTATTCATCTGTTCTGTAAGTATTTCTATTTCCATTGCAGATTTAACTGCCATCTCAGCATGATTCGGACAATCCAAAGGAGCACCCCACCATGCCATTAAACAGTCGCCCATGAACTTATCAATCGTACCACCATTCTTTAAAACTATCTTTGACATTCCATCTAGGAATCTGTTGATGAGTAAGACCAATCCCTCGGGGTCATCGTTTTTCATGTATGCCTCGCTTATGGGGGTAAATCCTACTATGTCTGCGAAGAGGAATGAAAGTTCCTTTCTATCTCCACCAAGTTTCAATTTTTCGGGGTGTTTTTGTAGTTCTTCAATCATATCGGGGGATAAATACTTTTGGAACTGCTTCTTTATTTGTTGCTTTTCTTGGAAAGTTACATAGTATTTGTTAAAGGATGCATGACCAAAAACCAACAAGGAGGCTAACGATGAATAGAAAGTATCGAAAAGAACGAGCTCTGAAGTCCAAATATAATAACTCCCACCCACCTGAAATCCTACGAGTAATAGACTCATTATCCCCGAAAGAGCTGTGGGAAGCTTGTAGACCATCACCAGTATCATTATCATTACTGACAAAAGAACAGCAAATCCAATTAATCCAAGAAAGTAGGATTTCTGTATTTGAACTCCTGACAAGACGGTTTGGATATGGTGTGCTTGCACTTCGTGAGGATACATTACACCCACTGGGGTTGAAACTGGATTATTCAGACCCTCCGCAGTTAGACCCCATACAAGAATCTTACCTTCAACATTAGAATCCTGTAGGTCTACTGCACTAATCCTTTGGAACTCATTCCAGTAGGATATCATTACATCACTGGTCGGGGTGGTGGAGATAGGTTTGTCTCTACCCATCCTGACCCATTCCACTCCAAGTTCAGGAGTAATTTTTGTTTGATACGAAGGTTGGTCTCTTAATGCACGAAGTGTTTCTAGTGCAAGTGACGGGTATACTTGATTGTTTGCAGTAACTAAAAGGGGTATAGACCTTGTTGTCCCGTCAAAGTTAGGTGTTCCTGTAACACTAGGTGTTGCAACAGTGACCCCAACACCATATGTATTGTCCTGAAGTATCCTGATTGGAGATGCAATCCCTGAGAAGTTCCACAAATGGTCTTGAGGATTTCCACCCCCAAATGTAGAGTTACCTACGAATGGTGCAGAACCAGTATCTTTTTGAATTGTTGGTGCAGCTGCAAGAATGGTTAAACGATTGACCAAACCTTCTGCAAGTATCTCGTCTTGGGTCGGGTCTCTATCGGGTTGACTAAAGAGAAAAGTAAAGACGTGGGTATTACTAAAATGAGTGTTAAGTAACAGGTCACGATAAATTCCACGTTTGATTGGGTATTGTCCGAATGCATCTAAACTCTTTTCATCTATATCAACTAATATGATGTTATCTACTAACACCTTTTCTTGAGACTGGTGGAGTGTGTCAAAGTATGACCACTGAATGTTTTCTACGATGTATGGAGACCACACTTTAAGTCCAAATAGTAACACAATAGTTACTAAAACGGATTTCCAACTATACATAGATATCTATAGTTCGTCCTAAGTATATCTCACGAAATCCGTATCTTCTTTTAATGTATCTACTGTAGTTCATTACTCAATGAAATCTTCTTTTGATAGAGGTGGTGGATTATTATGACCGATTAAGGAATGGTCTAAGATTGGATGACTATAGTTATCTGTCTGTTTTGTTTCATAGTCTACCATCGCTTGTTTGATAGCGTCTTCTGCTAGTACACTACAATGTAATTTGATTGGTGGAAGTTGAAGTACTTCTGCAATGTCTTTGTCTTTGATTAGTTTTGCTTCTGCAATCGTCTTACCCATCATCATGTCTACAAACAATGAAGAAGATGCAATTGCACTTCCACATCCGTAAGTCTTAAACTTAACGTCAATAATCTTTTCGTTGTCATCGAGTAATAGTTGAAGTTGCATCACATCACCACATGCAGGAGCTCCTGCGAGTCCTGTTGCAACCTTGGGGTTCTTTCTGTCGAGTGAACCGACTGAATGTTTTTTAGGGTCTGCTAAGACCGCCTCAAATCTTTGTACTACTTCTTTAGAATATGCCATACTACTATTTAGGTCATTTTAAACTACTGTTGGCCAGGCAAAGAAAAATATATACAGAACAACTAGAATTAAAGACACTCCTAAGATTCCCGACCAAATAGCACTCCATTTCTGTTGTCGTTTTTTCTTACGGTAATCAATTACCAGTTGTAGTACTCTTTCTCTTTCTTCAGTCATTGTGGTCACACATCTTATCACTTGCATAATCAGTTAATACTGATGGAAAGACTCCGTGTATTAACAATGCAAATGCCATTGTCCATGCATGAAATAGATGTTTGAAATATCCCATGTCTATTGTTTTTAAGTGGTCGTTCATTCTTGTGTCATTGAAACTGTACATCCACCTGCTGTTACGCAGTTTTGTGTAAGTGTATACGATTGATTGGTGGAACTATCTTGCAACAAGTTAAGTGTTGTAGCATAAGAACCTGTTAATGTTATTTGAGAAGTCATGTTTCCCGAACCTTTTTGCATTATGTTTGTATTCGACCCATCTGAAGAACCATAGAAATATGTTTGGTTATAGTGAGTTCCACTACCCGATTGGTGTAAGTCATGGTCAACAGAATTCACATGTATATCTAAGTTATGTGTATGAGTTCCGCTTTGATATATGTCTACAGTGTTACTGTTACCAAGTATATGTCTTCCATATGTTGCACCACCTGTTTGTGATACATTCTCGGTGTTGTTTGAACCATCTACATCACCACCCCAACCTTTTCCTGAACCCCAAAATGAGACCCAAGTAATAGTGTTTCCATTTCCTGTTTGAAGGAAGTTAAATTCATTACCAGTGTGTGCAAATGAGAAATCAACCTTGTTGTCGTAACCCTTTTGAGTTATGTTAAGGTCTACCTCTCCGCTATCAACCTGTTCTACATGAACATGGTTATCGTCTGCAAAGGCTACACTAGTCCAGCACAATCCTATAAGGGAAAGTAAAAATAAGAATCCACCGAACTGTGTAGTATCTTTCATTTTAAAATATCAACCATAAAAATAATAATGTCATAACTATTCCTTCACCAAATGCAATCATAAACATCTCATAATCGTCAAGTCGGCAGGCTTTTTGAAATCCATAGACTTGTCCTTCATGCCATTCTCGGAATTTATTCCAAATACTCATATAGTATCTCCTAGTTTTGTTGTGTGATGGTTATATTTATAGACGAACCATCACCCACTTTAATTAGTGATTCCTTCTCGTCTGTTATGGTTCTGATACTTGCTTGTGCAAACATTGGTAATTTAATGGAAATAATACCATTAACTTCCCTGTAGAACCATATCTGACCTACACCCTTGTCCACAATAGTATTGTATTGGGTGTCCTTGTCAAAGCCTGGAAGTGTTCCATCAATTCGGACAACTCCAAAGGCTGTGTTCTGTTGTGCATCGATACCAACCTTTCGGTCAATCTCTAACACTACATCTAATAAATCCTGTAGAAAATCGACATCAAGTAAATCTCTGTCGAGTTCCGTGTATTCTAATTCATCATCCTCAAAGTAGTCATCTTCCAAGTCGTTAAACTCTAAGAAATCTACATCAAGAACATTGTTTGAATCGTTCTCATTCTTACTCTGTTCTTCTGCAACCTGTTCATTTACCTCTTCAGGGGGACTGACAATGAATAGATTGTCAATTAGGTTGGGTGTTATCCCATTAACCACTACAGGTTTCGTTGGTGAGTCGTCATACGTTGAAACCATCGTTGCTTGATACGCTTCATCCAGTATAACCATTCCACCAGCATTACTAACTGTAATTTTTCCTGAAGGAGCTCCCCATCTATCAGGAAGTAAAATTACCAGTGACCTTCCGATTTCATCAATACTAGTTGTGAAGTCTGTTCCTTGAACAGCAATCTGTGCAGTAGGTGTGGTTATATTTATGTTACTTTTCTTTATTTTTCCACCAAATCCTGAAGCGAATCTTGCAGTCCCTTGTGCCATTCGGATTGACATTTTAGATAGGGATGGGTCGGGGTCGTAATAGACCTCGTCAATGAACACTAGTGAGTGTTCGGTTAAATCAAGTTGTTCATCACCAGTGAACTGAATTTTCATTCGTCCATTTTCCGTTCTTGCAGTGTCGTACATCAACACTTCAGGAAATTCGGATGCAGAAATAACAGACGTTTCTCCGTCTCTCTGCAATCCAGCAAAACCTTTTTGTTCTGAGATTGTCCCTATTGGTTCGGCTACTGCTACCGTAACTAAACCAATAAGTACAAAACTAATCGTTATCGTCTTTTTGAACGATGTCAATATTTGCATTAGAGGTCACAAAGGATACGTCAATAATTCCACTACATGATTGACCACTTGGACAACCTGTGTCTGAACCACTCTTCTGAATGATGTCGATATCATTTGAAGAACCAGTTAGAACTGCAGTTAATGAATTATCTGAAGCATCTGCCATAAGTGTATTGATGTCATTTGACGAACCTGTTACAGTCCAGTCCCATTTAGCATTGTCGGAATCAATTTTAGTAGTGAATACGTTACTTGAACCAGTCAATGACAAGTCCCAGTTTAAGTATTCAGCAGATGCATCGTAACCGATGTCTATATCAAATGTGTTTGAGTCACCAGTGATGACACCCAACATATTTAAACTATCTGCACTTCCTTGATAACCAACATTCCAATCCATTACATTTGAGTTTCCAGTAAAAGATAAATTTACTGTAGACAAATCTGCGATGAAAGGGCCGTATAGTTTATTGGCATCACCATATTGTAGTAATGTCAAACTATTAGTAGCACCAGTCAATATCATATCGATTGATGAACCACTAAAGTCATCTCCACCAACTTTGTTTCCATAACCTTTTTGAGTTATGTTCAATGTTAATGCAGTACCACTTTGTTGTAACCAAATTTCATTGTCGTCTGCAGCTGCAAACATATAAGTACTGGTCACTCCTAATGTTAACATAATGAGTAATAATTTATTCTTCGTCATGTTCTTCTCCGTTTAGATGACCTTCGTTCCTTCCATGTTGTCCATGAGGGTGACGATGTCCATCTGTAATTACCCAAAAACCTCTATCGTGTCCTTGGTATATCATTTCTAAGACTGCAAGTTCAATTGCAGAACGAGTTGCTTTCGTAACTCCTTCATTCTCTGCCTTACCGTCTTCCATCTCCACCAGTTTCGTATCCATGTCCACAAATTTGAACACATCGTATCCACCGCCTGTACTGAGAACTGTTTTAGTTGTCTGTACATTCAATAATATTTCACCTGTTAAAGTTGAGATTCCTCTCAACGAGACGGTGATAACATCTCTTCGGTAAGAAACAGAAGTACCTATTCCTAGATATCTTGCACCTCTACCGCCACTTTCAATGTTACTGTCATAACCAATAATCCCACCCTCTAAGAGGATGCCTGCAAATAAGAGAGGTTGAATACCCGTTGGGGCGTCTTCATTACCTTTCTGATTTGCAAAATCTTCTCTAGTAGAACGAATAATCTGTCTCTCTCTTACGAGTGCATCCAAACTTGTTCTCTCTACTACTCTAAACCATTTACCATTCGCTGCAGTCTTAAGTGCATCAATCAGAAATGATTCTGCACCTTGTGTTACTGCAGTGGAGAAAGATGCAATTCCATCTTTACTCTTACGTTGTCCTGTCTTGTCCATGAAAGCATATACTGCAACCACTGGCATGTCTTTTGCTGGTGGTAGATTTGCAAGTTCTTGATACGTTGGTATCTTAACTACTTCTGCCTTCTCAATACACTCACCTACTTTTGACATAACAAAAGCTTCACAACTGTCGGTCATAGATGGAATGGCTGCGCACCCACTGGTGAGCAAGACGATAAGTCCGACTATTCCCCAATTTCTCATTTAGAAACTTCCTGTACCTATCGGTATATCTAAAGTTGTTGTTGTACCATCACTAGAAACGATTGTTAAACGAATGAAGTCTACTCCATCCTCTCCAACCATTCTCTCATAAGTAACTGTATTACCTTCGATTGCGAATGTTCCGTAATCGGATGCAGTTCCATTAGAGAACATATTCTCTACTAACTGTTTTGCTATCTGAGCATAAATTCTACTTTCCACATTTCTGAGGAATTTTGCAAGCGTTGTATTCTCTGCTTCTCTCTCTGCTTGTTTAATCTTGTCTTCTATGTCTTGACTAATCTTATCACGTCTTGACTTCTCTTGATTCTCTACTGTCAAGTAATGTGCAGATTGTCCTATCCCACTAAAAGCAGGACTCTTAAATTTGAATGTTATTTCATCTGCACTTACACTAAGTGCAAAACAAACACTAATTATTACTGTTGTTATCTTTTGCATTTCTTTCATTCTCTCTTTTTTTTAAGTTCTCCTTCATTTCGAGAACTACGTTTACTTTTTGTTGTAAACGAATTAAATCTTGGTCTAACATTCTTGTTTGGTCTATTACTTTTATTAGTGCAAAATGCATCTTCTCAATTTGGGGTTCTAGTTTCTCACCCACAAACCACCATATGTAATATATGAAGTAGCCAAGTCCGACTGACATGACTATTGGAAATCCGTATTCGGATATTAGAGATGCAATATCCATTAATCCCTTCTTACATCGAGTTTATCGTCTTCGATGAAGTTCTCGGCTCTTGCAATCCTATCGATGTCGGGTCTGAGTTCTAATGCACTTGACACTAGTAAGTCAATCTTAATCATCTCGTTCGACATCGTTCTAGCACGATTCTCAAGTGATTTACAGAACATGGTTAGTGTACCAATACTGTCAACAACACCCTCAAGTATCTGCTTAATGACTATGAAGATAAAAAATCCCATAACGATTGACCCTGCAATTGGGGCTCCGACTTCACCTATTAAACCAAATATCTCTTCCATACGTTTATTTATGCAAATCCACTAAGCAACGGGCTAAAAAAAAGAGTGCCGAAACACTCTTTATACAATACTGAGTACTGTTTAATTATTTAGATTGTGAGATTGTCTTAACAACTTCAGCTTTAGAACCACTTCTTTTAACTGTAATGTTGTTTTTATCTGCAAGTTCTAGTAGTTGAACCTTGGTCAATTTCTTTAATTCTGCAACTGAAGGAGTCTTCGGTTGTGGAGTTACCTTCTTAGGGGTAGATTTTGACACTGGTTTAGCCACTGTAGTCTCATTCTTCGAACCGAAGAAGTGAAAACCTAAAGCTGCAAGGACAATCAATCCTATAATATATTCCATAATATACCTCGTTATTATTACTAATTACTACTATTTATTGTTTTGCTTTACCAATATTTAAGGCAACCCAATCCAACAATTTGTAGACCTGTTTCACCAATCCATCATCGACTGGTGTTGGAGTAAGAGCTGCAATCAAAGATGCACCCATTACTAACCAAGGAATCACTTGTACCCATCCTATAACCCACTGAATAAATTCTAACATAAATTTCTCCTGTTTTAGTTAACTAGAAGTATTTATGATTCCTTCGTTCCCCCGATGGAGTATTTAGTGGTTAATTTCCACTCTATTTTCTCTTTGAAGGGAATGATTTTAATTTGTGATAGTGGAGCAGTAGGCTCCTTAATTTGATTGGGGTTGACTACGGAAACTAATTTCCATTGTGCAAGTAAGGTTACTATAGTGTTTCTTCTACCAATGTCACCTTCTTCCAAACTTGATGGTTTACCATCTAATTTGAATAGTTCTTTGAAGTGAGTAATGTAGTATTTACCACGTTTGTGCAGTATATGGCACGATTGGAAGAGTTCTTTCTCTTTACGCGATGCAACACCTATCCTAGATAGGGTTTCTCTAATTTTTAAAAAGTCGTCTTTTTCGGGGAAGGTTATCTCAACCAAATCCTTAATAAGGTCTTCATTTTCATTCATTGTCATGTCCACCAGTTTTCATTCTGTTTTTCAATTCACGAACCTGTTTATCTGATAACACTTCCATATATTCTTTTGCTTTAAGTGTTGATATCTTATAATAGGATTTAATCGTTTCTAATTTTTTACTAAGATATGGTTTTTCCCATTTGGAAAACCTTTGTCTTTTTCTAAGGGTATTTAGTAAAAAGACATATTGGAGACGATTATCGAGGTGGCTTCGATTATTCATCTCATTAGTCATGAAAAGGGAATCTTGGTGGTAGGATAATGATTTGTTAATTAGGAATGGTGCATATGCATTCTCTTCAACAGCATCGACCATGATATCTTTTTTATCATAGGAGACCGACTTGACAAAATCAAATGGATTTCTTTTAGACATCTACTTTCCTGTATGTTGTCCGAAGTGTTGTAGTAGTTCATCACCTTCAAGAGATTTACCAAAGTAAACAATTTCACCTGTCTCTCTAATCTCTCTCATGACAAGACCATCATTGTATTCAGTATCCATTACCGAACCATCGTTGCCTCTGTCATCATACCATAATGATGTTAATGAATGTGCATGAAGTGTCTTAACACCCCTTGCCCATTTTTCTGCAGAGAGTAATCTCCTTTGTCTATCTACTACTTTGTCATGTTCACTCATTTCTTTTTCCTCTTGGCAAACTGTTTGTTTGCATTTCTTTGGAAACTCCACTCAAAGAATTTACTAATCGCGTTTCCAATCATTTCTTGTAACTTAAACATTTTTGAATTTACACTCACTCATAATCTCTGTTAGACATGCAGTAAAGTTAATCTCCGAGTCCATTGCAAATGCAGATTTGTATTGATAGTCTGCAATGACTAACACTGCAGCTGGTATTGATTGTGGTTCTAATCGCACTTCAAGTGCATTGAACACTTTACGATATAACGATGTGAAGTCTTGGTCACTATTCTGACCGACCCACTTTCTCATTGCACCCCAGTTCTTTTCCTGTAACATATTTATTAAAGGAGTAAACTTTTCTTCGGTTAAAGATGATAGAAGACCCGAATCGATTGTACCACTGACACTATATCTCTGAAGTTCATTTAATACACGTCTAAAATCGGGAAAGAATCTTGTAATAAGTTCTGCAACTACCTTATCATCATAGGTAATCCCTTCAATATCCAAGATAGTCTTAACTCTTTTCATGAATTGCATGGCAAGTTTAGGTTTCTCTGTCGGGGATATCTTGAAATCAATTACAGTTGTTCTTGAGTGTAATGCAGGTATAATTCTATTCTTGTAGTTACAAGTGAATATGAACCTACAGTTACTTGAGAACTCTTCTATAAATCCTCTTAATGCAGGTTGAACGGAATCTGCAGACATATAATCGGCTTCATCTAGGATAACGACCTTAGTCCCACCCTGTAGTGACATAGTGGACGCAAAGTTCTTTATCTTCGTTCTAAGGGTGTCTATGAGTCTACCCTCATCACTACCATTGATTACGATAAAGTCTGCACCTAGCTCGTTACAGAGTGCTTTAGCTATGGTTGTCTTACCACATCCAGCAGAACCACTAAGTAAGAGATTTGGTATCTCTCCTTGTTTTACAAATTCTTTGAATTGGTCTTTGTACTGTCTAGGTAGGATTGTATCTTCGATATTCTGTGGACGATACTTTTCCACATATAAAAACTCTTCTGTCATTTTGACTCCATCATAATAAAAAGAAAGAAAACCCCTCCGAATTCTTTATGTTACACACCCAGTAGAATGATGAGAAGGTGTAACTCCCATGGGTTTTCAGAGACATGAATAACCCATAAAACTATTTAGACCTAAGACCCGTATTTTGAATCGGGTTCTAGTGCAATAAAGTACTCTAAATCAATATCAGAGTTCTTAAAGTTTGAAATACCTTTAGAAGATACTGTTACAGAATAATTTCCTGCAAGTATCTTAAGGTTCTCTATCTTGAAGTTCATTGAATACGAAACTCCATCACCTTCACCTACCACTCGTGAGAATGTGTTTGAAGATGCATTCTTCTTGTCCTTGACTGTCAAGGATACAGTAGTACCATCACTTTCCAATACTAGGTCATTCACACCTAATACACTTGAGGCTTTCTGTAAGTCTACTAACAATTCACTTGTTACATCGAAGTTAATCTCAGTATCAGGCATTGTTATAATTTTTTCGGGTGCAGTTACCATACCCTCACTGGCATAATGGTAATCCATTGTTGAATATGCATCGTTAATACTTAATGATGCACTACCGAAATTGAATTCGGGGTTCTCCATTAAGGATGTTGCACCTAAGAATTCTGGCAAGTTGTAGATACTGAAGTCTTGAGGGAAATCCTCAGACACAGTTGCAACTGCAAGAATGTTTTTCATGTTAGAAATGGTCTCTAACTTGTTACCTGTTTTAACTCGTATACCCGAATTTATGGTTGAGAAGTTTTTTAGAACGTCTCTTGTATTATCACTAATTTTCATCACTAGTTAGTCTCCTTTTTGTAACCTGCTTCTGCAAGTTGGGTTTTATCGTGGTTATTTAAAGCAAGAAATCCGTAATGGATAACTTTCAAAAGGTCGGCACGATTCTTCCCACCCTTCTTTCCATACCTCTGAGAATACTTCATAATATTCCCAATGGTAAATCCTTCTCCATGTCCTGCATCCATAATGAACTCAGTAGCTTGGTACTTGTTCAGACTGTAATGCTGGTCATAGGTTGAGTCTACATACTGGGAAAACTCCTTTAAGAGTTCTCCCTCGTTGTATTTGTAGTCTATTTGTTTTGGTTTTTTACCGAACATACCTTAGTATACTCCTAGTCTTCCATTTCGTCAATAGGGTTTTCTGCATTTAAATCAACCCCCGCATCTATCTTGGTGTAAAGGTCAAGGATTGAATTCCTAGTCTCTTCATCGAACCTTGAAATGCACATTGTGATTGACTTAAGTTTGTCACCAAACATTCTGAATGCATTCACTATGTGAACCAACCTTCTAGTCGTAACAACATCATCAATCGCACCTTCATAGTATGACTTTCTGATTATGTCCGCCCAGTCTACTAGTTTCTCACAGAATTCGTTATCAACGGTTCCTGTAAGTTCCATTTCCTTCTTAAGGATAGACCTTTCAGTAGTCACTGGTGGATATTCTTGTTGCATCGTAATTGCAAACCTTTCCAACATCGCTTCATTCATAATCTGAGTACCGATGAATTTTCCATCATCAGAACCTTGACCTTTTGTGTTTGCAGTTGCAAGAACTGTGAAACCTTCTTTAGGTGAAACCCACTCACCAGTCTTTTTGATAAAGTATCCTTTACCTTCTAGAACTGATTGTAGACACATCAACTTGTTAGAACCTAAGTCCACTTCGTCAAGAAGTAAGACGGCACCTTTTCTCATCGCTTTGATGACAGGGCCTTCTCTGAAAGTTATGTCACCACCGACTAAAGTGTGACCACCCATTAGGTCGTCTTCATCAGTCTCAATAGTAATGTTAACTCTGTAACACTCTCTCTTCAACTGAGCACAAACTTGTTCAATCATTAATGTTTTACCATTACCACTTAACCCAGTCACAAAGATTGGGAAGAATAACTTCGACTTGATGATGTTCTTAACATCTTTAAAGTGTCCAAAAGGAACATAGTTACTCATTTTTTCGGGAATGATTTTGATATCAGACGTAACATTTACTTGTTGAGTCTGAGCTGCAACAGGCATGTTTTGTGACATCGATTGTGCAGGAATTGGTGCAGATACTACACTAGGTGTAATTGGTGTTACATTCTCCGAGTAACCACCATTGTATCCACTGACTACTGCAGTAAGATTGAACACACTTCCTTGTTTGAAGTTGTATCTAGCAGACTTAACCCAATATGGCAGTCCACCAATTGATTTAAAGTCCTCTTTAGTGAACGATAGTTGTTTCGGAAAAGACTCCGTAAGGGTCTTTAGGAACTCTTTCCTATCGGGTGTAAAATGGAAGTCCTTACCATCAATCACGATGGACTCACTTCTATTATAGGTTCTTTGATTTTTCATATTTGTCTCCGTTAAAATCATTTATTTTCTCATCTTGTATAGTATACCAAAAAGTGGTAGTCACTGTCAAGTTTATTTGCAAGGTTGTAACAACTTTCCGACTTGGTCTTCGATTGATACCATACCCTTGTTCTTTCTATATGTCTCAAATCCACCGTTGTTAGTCCAAAACCTAAAGGCTTTACATTCTACGGCTTCAATAGCACATTGTTTTTGTCTAGGACAATCAAATTGTGTACAGGGTGCAGGGCCGACATCCATGACGGCATCTGCAAATGCACTGTAATCTGTATTGTGGTTTATGTAATATGACTCGTCTACTCTTAATGTATCTCTCATACTAATTCTCCCATAACAAAGTTTAAGTCATATGACTTGTGAAGTAGTGTCACTTCAAATGTGTCTAGCACAAAGTCGTGTTCTACAAGATAAGGTGCTTCAACACCTTTGGTGTCTTTTAATAGGTTAACCCTATATGTGAAATCGTTATATTGATTTCTATCTAATATGAATGTTTCATTCATCATATCTTTACTTTCTATTTGCATTATGCAATCTCCTTTATAAATTCGTTTGTTAAAAATCTTGATGTCGATTTGGTTCTTTGGTTTCTTTTGAATGCAGCTAATATTGATGCTTTCTTGGCACCAACAAACTTCTCATCAAGTTCATCATCACCATCTGTCGCAAGTGTTGAGGCAGAAGTCAAGAATAATTTGTTATATCCATGACACTTGATTGCAACACCTTCTTTTCTCATTTGTCTCCAAGTGGCATCAACGTCACCCAAGTCAACCGTACCACTGATTGAATAAATCTCTCTTTTTGTCTCGAAGACAAAGTATCCAGTAACAATCACACCAGTCTCTTTTGAAATCCAGTCCAGTAAGTTCTGAGTTTGTACGAAACCATTTGAGGAATATCCAGTTTGGTCTGAGTAAGTGTATAACTTTTTAGAGAATGGGTCTTGAAACTTTCTAGTCTGTCTTGTTCTTCTCCACCCATAATCACCACTGTCAATATTCTTTTCTTGGTCGTCTTGGTCTAAAGTCTCTTCAGAAGATTTCTCAAATGCATCCGACTGGTGAGAAAACCCATCTGTAATTACAGTAAGGATTGACTTCTCAACATTGTACTTTTTGTTAAACTTAACCAGTTCAGTTCTCATTGCAAGTAATGAATTGTCCAGTGGAGTACCACCAAGTCTATATTTCTGAGGAGCTGCACATGACTCTAAGTTAATCCATCTTGACTCTTCTCCATCAACTACATCAATACCATCAAACCATGTATTCCATTTTACTAGGAACTTCTCAAAGTGTCTGTAAGAACTTCTGTTTGAAAAGAAATTGTTCCACAAACTTGAAACATTGATTAAGTTTGTAGTGTAATCTCTTGAAGACATCTCGTTAGAGAAAATCTCAATAAGACTAGATGACTCACCTCTTGACCAGTAATCACCTTCAGAAATGTAAGTGTCTGAGAAGAGATATACTCTGTGAGGTATCCCAACTTTTCTACAGAATTGCACTAGGATGATTGTTTGTTCTAAAAGGTCACAACACTGGTTGTTGATTGAACCACTCCAATCAAGTAAAACATTGACACCATGGTTTTGTCCATCGGGAATCATTGTAACCTTCTTGAATACATCATCAACAATCTTATACTTTGCAAGTTTGTTCATATCCAACTTTCCAGTTTTACCAGTCGTTGCTTTAGAAGCTTGCATTGCAGTTTGTTTCATTTCAAATTCTTTCGCCATATGTTGAACAAGTTTAGAGTTCTTATCGGTCAATTTCTTTGCAGTGATTTTTCCTCTTTTAACCATTTTTGCAAGTCTTTCAGTTTCCCAAGACCCTTCACATTCTTTATTCCAAAGTTCTGTATCCCAATCTTGGATAACTTGTTTGTAACCAATTACCATTTCTGAGTAGTTCTTATTCTTATCAAATTTTGATTTAAGGTCAATCAATGTCACAATTGCATTGTCCTCAGAAATAAATTGTTCTTCATTGTTATGAGCTGCATGTTCAGTGATAGACTCTCTGGCACCTTTTTCATCATCATAGTCTGAAGACTCACCTTCACCACCATCTTTACCAGTATTCTTTACTTGGTTCTCTGACTCTTCTTCGATGTCTTGTTCTTCACCTTGACCATCAGTAGAACCTTCGTTCTCTTCTAGGTCGGGAAGGTTGTCTTCGTCTGAGTCTTCCCATTGTGAGTCACCATCGTCTTCACCGTCTTCGTCTTCTTCGTCACCATAGTCTTCACCATCGTCTGAGTCTTCTTCATCACCAAGGTCAAGTGTCTGAGGAACTAGTTTTTCATCGTCTTCAGTTCTAGTTTCGTTCTCTTTAGAATACTCGTAAATTGCAGTTGCACATTCTACAACCTCATCCCAAGTCTCACATCTCATTGACCAGTCAAGGAATTCTTGTTCGACTTTAGTTAACTTGATTGCAACTCTTGAACCAACCTTAGTGATAAGATTGATTTTGTCAATCAATGAAAGTTCCTGTAAGTTTCTTTTTGAAATACCAAAGAAGTCAATTTCCATCAACTCATTATAAGCTGTGTAGAATGATTTTCTAAGACCTTGATATTTCTCTCTGATTTTTCTTTCAATCCTAACGTCTTCGACAACATTAAGATATCCTTTAAGTGTTCTGTTTTCTGTTAATGCACTATGCACACCTTCATATGGAGTGTGTAATGCATGACCAACCTCGTGACCCATGAACAAGTCGTATAACTCGTTTGAGATATCGTCTTTAAGAATAGGACAACATAGTATTCTATTCTTCATATCGAAGTATGCAGTAGGCACCTTCTTATGTACGATGGTTAAGTCTTCAGTCGCCATTAGTTTGGCAAGTTGGTCTTTTTGATTTCTGATTTGATTTGTCATATTTTAAGTATTTCCCGATTCAGACTATAGTATACCAAAAAGTGGTACCCATTGTCAAGTTTATCTTTTTAGGGTTATGAATTTTCTCCTTGATTTTGAGAACTGTTTCATTGGAGACTTGAAGATTATCTCATCTTTAGTTCCAGTCTTGATATATCCTACGAGTTGTAATTGTTTGTTTACAATGTAAGTGTGATTTGGTATTGAACATTTTGATTCAGACCAATCTGTAATTTCTTTTAAGTAAGTTAGTTCCATTATATTATTACCTTTTGTAAATCGTTAACCCAGTAGCCTGAACATCCGATTGCAGAATTATCACAACCTTGTCCTTCGAAAAACCACTCTATATTAATACCTTTAAATGTTTTATAAGGTAAGATATAAGTCTCGTAAGCAACCTCTTTACATATATTATATGCTCTTACTAGTATATCGGTATCGTTGACTTCTTTAACATATCCTTCGAATGTCATACCACTAGTTGTGAACTTGATGCCGTCATCTTGTCCTACTAAATCTTTTACATCTGCTATTCTCATTATGCTATTACCTCTACTGCTTGTTTGAATCTTAAATCTACTAATCTATTGATGAAACCTACTTCACCACCAGTAGGACTTGGTACTTTTGCAATACCGAATTCTGACTCGATTGCAAATATGACATTCCATATGTCACCTTCTGCAAGTAGTTGCACATCATTTAAGATTAGGTCTTTGGTTCTTTTTAGGTTGGTCATGATATCTCCTTTTTTCATTATATACATAGTATAACAAAAAGTGAGGGTCATTGTCAAATTTATTTTCACCTTATTTTAGGCCTTAAAAACCCCCTTTCGGGGGTTCATTTTACATTTTTACTATCATTTTTTAGGGGTCATTGTCAAGCTTTATGTTTCGAAACTGTCATCGTCAGCGTGAAGTTTATTATGAAGTGTCATCTTTTCTTCTGCTACAGTGAACCATGTTGCTATTGTCCATCTGTAGTCTCTCCTTGTTTTTCGGACACCATGGATTTGGTCTATCCCTTGAAAGATTACAGACTCACCAGCTACTGCTTTTATGTCCAGTCCTGCAAGACATTTTGGTTGTGGGGGGAAGTATAATTCTCCACCCTCATATCCGTCATTTAGATAAGTCATACAAGTATAGAACCTGTGGGGTTTTTTGTTTCTATAACCCTCGGGGTCTAGAGCCGTGTCATTTCCTGTATATGCATCATCGTGTGGGTGTTGAAGTTTCAGTGGTGACCATGCATTCATCTGTGTTCTTTCAGGATAACAGTGTACCCCAAACTCAGCAAAAATGTGTTGACCAGCCTGAACTTCAATTCTCTTGATGATTCTATTGAACTCTTCGTTTTGGATGTGTTTAATACTCATTCGAGCATAACCATCTACCTCATCTTTCCGATAAGGTTTATTCCAAGGAGTTACTCCGTTATGCAGGTGTGGGTGAGTCTTGAAGAAGTTTATTAGAAACCTCATCTCCTCTTCCGATACCATCTGTGGAACTCTCTTTAGATTGAAGTTCTTGGATGGCTCTAGCGTATGCCATTCGTTTTTCATATTCTATCCTTTTAGTTCGTTCTTTGGGACGAACTTTTAATGCTCTTTCAATTTTTAGTCTTGATGCACGTTGTAAGAAAATAATACCATTAAGGTGGTCACATTCGTGTTGTACACATCGTGATGCCATTCCTTCAAGTGTAAGAGTGTGTTCCTCTCCATCACTATCTTGGTATTTTAATTCTACTACTTTAGACCGTTTAATCATCACATACATGTCGGGGAAGGATAAACACCCTTCTTTCATGTTGTCTGCTTCTACTGATGCTCTTATTATTTCAGGATTGAAAAATCCAACGGAACCTTTATCTTGAGTACCCATGACAAATACTTGTGCATTAACACCAACTTGGTTTGCACTTAAACCCATACCTCTATTTGTTTCCATACATTCTATGAGTTTCTCTTCCAACTCCTTTGCATTCTTTACAGCATCCTTTGCAGAAAAATCATATTTTTCTGTAGGGAATCTTAAAACTTTTGATGCTTCTTCTACCAATTCATACATAATTTATTACCAGTTTGGGGTTTTTATTTTAACAGTTCCATTCATATCTATACCCATAGCTTCATTAAATGCAATAATACCTTTGTTTGCAAGGACTCTTATATTACCAATAACTTTACTTATGATATTACTTATAAACTTCCAAATTGCCTTTTTTGCTTTCTCTACAAATGATTTAAGTTTCTTAGCAACATCACCGAAGAAACCTTCTTGTAGTAGTTCAGATTCGATATTATTTAGTTCTTCTTGTAACATAGGCATATCATGTTCAACATGTGATTGTATTCTAAATGCAAGGTAAGAATCTCTACCATTTGCTTTAAAGGTCACACCTATATCATCACAAAGTTGTGGATTACTCATTGCATAATCAAACAACCTATATTCTTTTGCAATTCCACTATCGTTAAACACTAGGATTTTATTTGCAACCGATTCTTCACTACCATTGTAATCACCCTTAGTTGCAGTTTGACCAGTGAACTTGAACAGTCCCGAACCAGCTTCATACACTACCCACTTCTTAAGTGCATCGTTATTATCAAAAAACTTCTGAAGTTCCATTTTCCATGCAGTTCCATTTACGGACTGTTGAACGACATCTATAACTTGGGCCTTTACTGCATCTGCAGTTAACTTATCTGCAGTAACATTCTTTAAGTGTTTTGCACTTACTTGAACATCACCAATACTTACATCTGAATTATCTTGGTATTCATCTTGGTATTTTGTTAAACCTTTAGTGTCCATCAAAGAAACACCTGCAATTACCTTTTCTGAAGATTTTTTACTCATTCTAGCAACACCTAGTAACATCAACTCTGCTCTTAGATGGTCTGTAACCTGTTTTGCAGGATGTTTTTTACTTAACTCTTGGAATCTACTACTTTTAGTGAGATACCATTCTGTAAATGATGCTTTTGATTTACCTGCTTGGACAACCATACCATTTCTTGCAGAGTCTAACATCTTCTTTTCTAAAATATCTAATGCAGATTTAAACTCTTTACTATTTGATAAACTCTGACTTTCATTTGCTTCTAAGTGTGCAATGGAAGATGTAAACACTCCAGCTGCTTCGGCAGACTTTGCACTCATAAGTTGAGCACCACTTCCACCATCACCTTGTTTTTTGAGAGAGATTCTATTATTGCTGTTTCCAAAGAAATCGGCTTTAGGTGTCTTGTCTGATGCACCAGCATAAAAGTTATTTGATGCAGTTGCGGCACCACTATGAATTAACATAGGGCCTCTGTTACCCATATCTCGTGCAACTTTATCACCTATCTCTAATAGGTCGGGGGTTAGTTTTGCAAAGTTCTTATCATCGATTCCCGAGATTTTCTTTGCCTTTTCTTCATCACCATCTGCACTTCTCTGAAGATTATAGTGGTAACAAATGGCCATTTCTGTATTAGTTGCAGACGATGTATCTGCTTCCATAAGAATGTGACGATTAACTTTTTCTGTAATTATTCCCATAGTACTATTTATCTATTCTGCAAGTCGTGAAAAGTTTTTATACTTCTCAAATCGTAAAACATTGTTAAATTTATCATATAATGCTTCACCCTTATGACTAATAATAAAAACATTAGTCTTTTCTGTAAGTGTATTCAGTAGTTTTAAGAAGTCATCCGTCCCTGCAACATCTAATGAAGAGTCGAAAACCTCATCAAGAACAAGTAAATTGGTATTTACACTGTTCTTCATTCTTGCAATAGCTCTCCATGTGAATAGTAATGCAAGGTCGATTCTCATCTTCTCACCTTGAGAGAAGTTATCATACTTGAATACATCTCTGAATCGTGACTTGATGGTTTCTTCAAAGGACTCATCCAATTCAAAACCAACAAAGAACTCTAATGATGCAAGGTACTTGTTAATCATGTTGTTCATGATTGGTACATACTGTTTGATAATCTTCTGACGAACACCTTGGTCTTTTAATAAAGTAGACGCAATGTCATAGTAATGACCTTGTTCAGTTAGAGTCTCTTTCTTTGCATGAAGAACATTTAACTGTTCTTCACCATCATCTATTTTAGACTGGGTGTCCTTTTTACCTGTAGATTCTGTTCTTAGGTCTTCAATTTCGGATTGCAGTTTCTTTATATATTTTTGATTAGAAACAATTTCCGTTTGGATTACTCCGATAGTTTTTTGGATTCCAGTGATGGACTCACTGATGACACGAATTTCTTCCATTCTTTTACTGGAGTCTGCAATGATTCGGGTAAGTTCTCCGATTGCGTGAACCAACTCCTTCTTCTTGACCTGTTTCTTTGTAACATGGCTCGTTTTGTGTTCTTCATCTATACCCTGCTCACATATTGGACAATTATCATTACTTTCATAGAAGGTTATTTCCTTTTCAAGTTTACGTTTATTCTCTTCAAGTTTACTCAAGTGACTGGTGGCTTGTTTAAGTCGGTCACCTTGTGGGTCTCTGTCATTAATTGACTTATCCAGTTCTGCAACTGAATCGGTTTTTATAGTAACTTTTGCAAATAAGGAATCGATATTGGTTTGAGTCTCCGAAATAGTATCCTCAAATTTACCAATTTTCTCATCTCGGTTCTCTTGCAAAACTACTAACTGTTGTGACAGTCCATTAAGTCTCTCTTCCATTATATTTATCTGATGGGTGGTTTCACGAACCTCTATAACATGGTTCTGAACTCTTGTTCTTAGGATATCACCCATGGTGGAAAATATACTAATGTCTAGTAAGTCCTCTACAAGGTTTCTTCGGTCTTTAGACTTTAATTGCATAAAGGGAACAAAGTTTGCTGAACCTAAAATACAAACTTGTGTAAATGAACGATAGTTCATCTTTAGAATCTGTTTCTCTAATTGTTCTTGATAATCTCTGACTGTTGCATCTTGGTTGATGAACACATCATCGACATAGATTTCAAATAAATTTGGTTTCATACCACGAATAATTTTGTAGTGTTTTTTACCGATATCAAATTCAACTTCTACTAACAAGGCCTTTTCGTTTACACTATTAATAAGAAGTTCTTTCTTCAGATTCCTAAATCCACGACCATATAATCCAAAACACAATGCGTCTAGTAGGGTGGATTTCCCTGCACCATTCTCACCTAAGACCAATGTGGTCTGATGTTCATTCAATGCAAGTTCAGTAAAGGTATTTCCCGATGAAAGTAAGTTCTTCCATCGTACAACTGTAAAATTTATCATAAAAAGTTATGTTCTTCAAGTGCTTCATAATACAATGAAGTCATTAATTTGTCTAGGTCTTTTTTCTTTCCCTGTATCTCTAACCCATCCACATACTTTTTCATGATGGTCAATGTGTCTTCGATATCATCAACTTCACTGTCATCAAAGAAGTCCATGTGTTTGTTATCATCAACGACCTGTAAGTGTACTGGGTTTTGTTGATGAACTTTATCCAAGAAGGTATCAAACCAATAAGGATTATCTTTGTTAACTACGATAATTTTTATAAATTTACCAGTAACATCAGAGTAATCATCATTAGCAATATCTTCAAATGTCTTGTTAGTGTCATCATAGAAGACCTTTTTAAACATTTCTATTGGGTTTAGTACTGGTGTTGTCTCTCTCGTTTCCGTATCAAAAATGTGGAAGTACTTATTGTCACCATAGTCAATCCATGTAAATTGCATCTGAGAACCTAAGTAACGAATGTTACCAACTTCTGATTTATGATGGAAGTGTCCACTGAAAACTTGTTCGAATCTCTTTAAATATGTGTGGTCTAGTCCGTGTGGACAGTTCATTCCTGGCTGCATCAATGCACCCTCAATCTCAAAATGACCCCAACAATATTGAGCAGATGCAGTGTGTAAAAAGTCTACTGTATCTGCATAGTTTTCGGGATTAATCCATGGTACCAATGCAACAGGACATCCATCATACTCTTTAATAACTGGTTCGGAGATAACATTTATATTATTATCACCAAATAGAAGGAGTTCGGGGGAGTTTACATCATTTGTGTTTTTATAATATGTATCATGGTTACCCAAAATCAAATCCATGTGGATGTCTCTCTCCAACATGGGTTTAATAAAGTGTTCTTTGTTTGCATGTAATGATGCAAAGTTTACATATTTTCGTCTATCAAAGTAATCACCCAAGTGAACAATTTGTTTTATGTTATGTTCATCAAGGTATGGGAAGAAGACTTCGTTGTAAAATCTTCCTTGATAGTCTGCCATCGCAGGCATATCGGAACGGACACCACAATGAGTGTCATTGAGAATGGCTATCTTCAAACGAGAATACCTTTTCCATTATTCATCATCTGTTTCTACTCCTATATTATCTGAATCCGAAAAGACTTCTACACCTTTAGATTCAACTACTTCACTTTTCTTTTTGTTCTTTCTTGGTGAATAGTCCACATGATTCATGTGTTCTTGTAACCATTCGACATTTGTATTAACATAGGTCGGGTCATATGAACCATCAATAGTGGTGAAACTATCCATTGTAATGGATGATTCCATGATTGATTTTTGTTTGATAAAGACCTGTTTCTTTTCCTTCTGAATTCTCCTTAAGAAGGCATAATAACAAATCTGAGTAACGTATGCAAATGCATTACTTGATTTTTCCGTGTTGAAGTTGTTGATATACTGGAGACAATTCTCGATTGCGTCACATATCATTTCATCACGGTAGGTGTAATTGATAAAGTTTGGTCGGGTAGATAGTCTTGTTGCAATCTTATAGATGCATAATCCTATGTACTCGGTCATTCTAGGAGGGACTTCACCTACTGCTTTTGCTTCTTTTACAGAAATATTATGAGCAACAACTGCAGCTGTGAATTCTTTGTTATTAACGTAGTGTTCGGGTTTTTTCTTTTCTGTTTTCATACCTGTATTATACAGTGAAATAGGTGTTGATGGAAGGGGTTTTTAGATATAATTTAATTTAATTTATTTTAAAAACTCTATTGACGGATTAGAAATGTCATGATAAAATTAATATGTCCCACTGGGGATATACTATAATAAGGGTTACACCTTATCTCTTTCTCTTTTATTTAGGGTTCCATAAAAAGAGACAAATCAGAATGAGTGATTGTATTCCTAATGCACCGACCAAAAAGAAAACGTCTTTCATAATTCTAGATACACGTTTATAAGTGCAAAAGCACTCATCATAAATCCAAAAACAGAGACTTGCACTATGGTAGCCCAAAAGATTTGTCTCATAGGATGTATTTCTACTATACGTTCCATCCATTCTTCCGAAGGTGAAAGGTTTACAATCTGTAATAGTTTCTCTTCTTTCATGAAGGTAGTAACCCCCAAATTGAGAATGCAAAAATAGAACAGAGACAAAGAGTCTCCATTCTGTTTCTAAGTTGTGTTATTCTTTCCTTAGACATTATATTCCCGATAAGAATATAATACCAAAAGGTAAAAAGAATGGAAGAGTCATCAGCACTAGAAATTCGATAGCATCACAAACTTTGCAGACAATTCGATTGTCTCTCAAGTCTTGGATTTCTCTAGCTTTTCGTACCATGCTCTTTGCAAAAGTTGCTGTGGTCATGGTTTTCCCGTAAGTAAAAGTATAAGTATGTTGTATAATTGGGTATAAGTCCGTGTTATACGCACTTATTTAGACAAACTAAAAACCTAATGTATTTTAGTCTTATCTGTTGGTAATTCGTTTTCAAAATCTTGTGCATTCATATCATCTTCCCACTGGTCTAACTCTTCATCAGACATGGTTTCTAGAACATGTTGCATTGCATTATTAAGGTATTCTCTTGGGTCAATTGGGACATTACTTACAGTATTAGTAAGAGGAATGTTTCCACCCTCAACCATACCTAACCATCTACCTGCAGCTTCATCATAAAAAGGAACAAACTGTATGTTTAAAGGATTACGATGCATAATGGAATCTATTTCAATTCGTACAATTGGGTCTGAACTTAATGGAGCATATGGAATGAATGTTGCTTGAGTTTCATTGTTCCCCATATTTTTAGTAAGTTGACATATCATAGGAAGTGTCACTTGAACCTCACTGTCCCCACTATCCCTAACCATACCACAGAACTCATGTCCTGTTTTTAATTTGATGACTTCATACTTCATCGGTATTAAGTCCTTTGGTGATGTCATTAAAGTTCCTTGGTTTTTCAGTTATCGTGACCTTTCCATCTCTTCCACCTTCAGTAAGGTATTCATTTGTAAGAGGAGGTCTGTCCCATATATTTATTGCAACACTTCGTCTAAGTCCACTCAAAACCCTAGTTACTTCATGACGTTGAGAAGAATTAAAGACTACCAACCTATTAGGTACTGGTAATATTTTTTCATGTTTATTTTCATATGCATGAATGATTAATTCTCCACCTTCAGGAATCTCTGTATGTGCGTAGTATATCATCCCCAACATAGGTGTCCTCAATTCTTGAGTATTCAACATGTGTATTTCATCTTTATCAAAATGTACAGGCATACCCTCACCAATAATGGTGGTGTTTAACCAATATTCATAACCTTGATGTGGGTTTGTAAACTGTAATAAATTATCTACCACTTCATGTATTAGGGTTTCGAAAATATTTACAGCTGGGTCTTCTTTATTCTTCCAATGAAATTTTTGACGTGTACCTACATTATCATTTGTAGTTACATCAAGAGATGACTTATTAACCCATAGGGGGTGAGTACTGATATTTGCAAAGTTCTCATCATTTAAAAAATCATCTACTATAATCATTTTAAATTGAACTCCTTAATTTCATAAACAAAACCTTCTTCATTGTATATATTTATACGTTCCTTTAGATGATTTAGTGTGTAGTTGTTTCCACCAATACTGTCTGCAATATCAAACAACCTCATAGAGTCCTTACCCTCACCCTTTCTCAACCCTCTTCCGATAGATTGTAGATTGCGAATTCTAGATTTAGATGGTGATGCGAAAACAATATTATCAATCTTCTTGATATTGACTCCAGTAGAGAATGTTCCATATGATGCAAGTATAACATTGTCACTAGCTTTCTCTACAAGGGTTCTCACCTCTTCCCTATCCGTTACATCTGTACCACCATACACATAATGTAATTTGTCTTTCAGTCTTTCTCTCATCTTGGTGTGTAGAATAACTCCATGTTTTTCGACATATTGAAATAATACAAGTGTATTTCCCTTCAAACTGTACACAAGGTTGCAGATGAATTCGTTGCGACTATCATTTCCTACGATGTAGTCCATCTCTTCTTGGTAGTTTTCAAACTTTCTTTTTTGATGTTTCAGAACTAATATGTCTATGGATAGATTTGCAATTGTCCCCTCTTCCATAAGTTGTGCAGTAGTAATAACCTTCTTAACAGGGCCGAACAAACCTTCCAGTTGTAGTCTATGTACCTCGGTTCCGTCCAGTGTACCAGTACAACCGAATCGTAATGCAGTCTTTTTCATCTTCTCTAATATACCCTTCAAAACATTTGCTTTGAATAGGTGTGCTTCATCCCCAACAACCATATCGAAACTTTCTAAGACTTCCTTGGGTGCTTTTGCAAACGACTGCCATGTTGTAATTGTGATTGGTGCATCAAACACTTCTTGTCCGTGATATATTTTGCAGATAGGTTCTGTATAACCGTAATCTTGAAAATCTTTTGTCATCTGTTCGACCAGTGACGTGGTAGGTACAATGATGACCGTCTTGGTGTCGTAGTACCTTGCTAACATGTATATGATGAGAGACTTACCACTTGCAGTGGGTGATAATAACAACTGTCTACCGTACTGTATTGCAGTATTAAAGGCTTCCAACTGGTAGTCTCTAGGTTCAAAGGGTAGTCCCCAACTCTTCAACTCACCATTCTTGGTTATGTCTTTTTTATGTTTATGTCCTAGAACCTCTTGAACACCTTCAAACTCATATCCACGTTCTCTACAGAACTCATCGATGTATGGAAGTAATCCTATGTATATCTTTCTTGTTTTAATTGAAAATAGATATACCTTACCATCCCACCACTTGTTTCTATAGGAAGGCATGAATTTTGCATTTGGAACTTTGTATGAGAAGAATTCATGAAGGTCTTTTGCAAGGCCATCATCAGGACATTCAACCTTTAGGAAACACTCATCTACTTTAGAGACGGTGACTATTGGTTTAGACATAAGGATATCCATTTGCCCAAACGACCATAGATATTCTAGTACCATGCACTACAGGTGTAACTTGGTGATGAACAAAGGATGGAAAAACGATTACCGAACCTGAAGTTTTGATACTTTCGGGAACAGTTCTAATCGCCTCATCATACGAGAATGGTTCTCCTTTTTTGATTCTATCAAACTGATGGTTTGGTTCCAACCATTGAAATAGTCCACCCTCATACTCATCGGGTTCTGACAACTGAATAGACATAGATAATTTTCTATGCATTCCATCGGGGTTTGTTTTTCCACCATGGTCTGTGTGCCATGTATAGAAATCACTTCTACTTTTAGATGGAGTGTGTTCATAGATGGTGTATTGCATATTTTCTAGAAATTCAAGTTTATGATTCCAGTTTGATGTCACATTGGCTTCCATAAACGCATCCCAAATTCTCGTTACTATAGGTTCTGGCAGTCCGAATCCAATATTGGGATTAAACCACTTTATTTTAGAACTTCTAATTTCTTCTGAAGGGGATGGTGGTTGATGTGCTTCGGGACTGTCGGGGTCGGTTGGAACAAACCCTGTTGAACCCTCTTCTATTGGTATCATAGATGCATGTAAATGAATCTCCTTCACCTCTTCGGGTGTGAAGAATCCTTTTGATGCCCATAGATAATTCTCTAGTTGCATATTATTGACCTGCCATAAATTTTCTCCAATCAATCGTGTTACGGATTGTTTGGTGTCTCCAAGTGATGTTAGTCATACACTCTTTGATATAGTTAATAGTCACTTGAAGATATTCTCTCTTTGCACTCATCTCTTGTAAGTCGGGGTCTGCATTGAAGAAATATGACATATCGGTCTTCATTACTTTGAGACCATCAAATGGGTCGTGTTCCCATCCATATGCACTAATCTTATCTGCATCAAGTTTACCATTATACCACAACCACTTATCTTTAAGTAGGATGTTATATTTGGCTTCGTATTGTTTGGATACAAGTATCTTACTGGTTAGTAAGTCTTGGTATTTTGCGTGTAGTTTTGGTACTTCAAGAGATGCACTATCTAATTCGATATCATCTATCTCACAGTCTTTAGACCACTGTTCTTTTATTTGTTCTAAGTTCATAATTAATCACCTACTAGTATTAACTACTAGTATAACATATTTATAGGGGTTTAACTAGTGCTTTCTATCTCGTAATATGCAAATCTAAACGATGCATCAACTGAGATTGTTTCTGACTCAGCACCCGATTCAAACGATAATCCACCTAATGATATAGGGAATGCATCATGGAATCGTATGTATTTATTAGGTATGTTCTTGTTGGTATTTACAACAAGTGTTACCATAGAGGTTGTTAATAGGTCATTACCTGTATTACTGGACTTTTCATATGGGTCTGTTGAAGACGATGAAGTGTAGGTTTTGTATTTACTAGGGTCTCTGAATGGGACAATTGCATCCATCCAATCATATAGTTCCTTGAAGTTTTGTAAATCTTCATCAACTAGGAAAGATACATCTAGTGTACCAAACTCAATCTTGTCGCCAGGAAAATATGCATCAATACCCACACCAGCTTGCATGGTTGCTTCTGCAAATGTGATTGAGGGAATGTTTACACTCTTCACATAGTATTCAACTGTAGGAACCTTATCAATAAGAAGTCTAAAATTATTCTTATTGAGTATAGATTTATTGATTGTCGTTTCAGCCATTTATCTTTGCTATCCTTTTTGTACTTGATGTATCGAAATAGTCATTAGACCGATACTCTCTTGTTACTGTGTTTTCACATAAGTAACCATCTTGTTCGTAGAGGGTTACAGTTTTTCGTGATATAATACCCTTCGTAGTCTCCGACCCTGATGGGAATGTTTGTTGTTCCCAAGGCCCTTCTTGGACATTTACTTGTTTTTCAAATTCTTGCATAATCTTTTCCATAATACTATTTATAACATAGTGGGGGTTTCCCCCCACGAGTTGTTACTTTTCAGTGACAAACTCATTTAGTTGTCTTGCAACAACAATAACCTCTTCACCAGTAATTTCTCTTAGTGGTAGACTTTGTAAGTCATTTGGATTATTTTCATTGTGTAAAAATATTCCGTCAACCTGCCTTTGGTAGTTGTTCTCCAAAAGTCCTTGTGCTTGGTTTAGTAAGTCGGCTCTAATTTCGAACCCTGATTTATTCTCTGACATATCATTCTCCTGTGTGTGTGTCATGTAAGGATTATTCCTTACACTAGTATTTATACCACTTGACAGTGTCCCCTATAAAGTGGTATACTATATACATGATGAAAAAACAAACAATAATTTTTGATGTAGATGGAACCATTGCAGACTGTGAACATAGACGACATTTTGTGGATGGAACAGATAGCTGGAAAGACTGGAAATCATTCAGAGAACAGACTAAATTCGACACTCCTGTTCAATGGGTTTGTGATATTGCAAAAAGACACATTGCACTTGGTGATGATGTTGCATTCTTCTCTGCAAGAAACGAATCTGAAAGGGACATTACAGAACAACAGATTTCTGAATGGATTGGGGATGACCATAAAGGGTTGTTCTTGAGACCCGATGGTGATTTTAGGAAGGATGATGTATTTAAAGGGGAACTTGCAGACAAGTTTGAATCATTGGGTGGTAAGATTGATATTGTCTTTGATGACAGAAATCAAGTTGTTCAAATGTGGAGAGACAGAGGTACTACAGTAGTTCAAGTTGCTGAGGGAGATTTCTGATACTGCAACGTGTTTCTGCAAGACCAAAAAAAAACCCCTCGAAAGAGGGGTTTTTAGTATTACCCGAAGGTAATGAACCGTAGTTCTTACAGAATGTTTGAAACAACAAATTTTCTGTAGTACTGGTTAACACCTGCAGTAGCAGACAAAGTATCTGACGGATTAGTTCCGACAAATGGATTTGCAACCATACCATATCTAGTTTTGAAACCGATTTTTGGTTGGAATGTGTTCTCACCAACTGCACGAACCATTTGTAATGGAACGTATGGGCAGTAGAAGATACCAGCATCATACGGATTAGTTCCTCTATAACCTACAGTCAAGTAATCAACACCAGCATATGGGTCGATGTAAACTTTAACTCTTCCGTTTAGAATACCGGCAAATGTATTACCAGTGTCGTCTACGTTTAGGTTAGTTGAAAGAGCAGGAGCGTAATCTAATACACCAGCCATTGATAGTGCTGAAGCAACATCTGAAGAACATAAGATAAAGTTACCTTTTCCTCTTCTTGTTTCTTTAGCAATCTTGTTTGACTCTCTTTCGATTTGAAACAATAATCCTTTGAATTTCTCAACAGACCATCTTCCGTTAGCATCAACATCTAAGTTGAAAGTACCTGCTGAAGCTGTATCAGCTGCACCAGTTTTTGCTTGAATGTTGACACTTCTGACAACTTCACGGTTAATCTCTGCAAGAATTTCTGATGAAAGAATATTTGCAAGTTCTGATTCTGCGTCAAGACCGTGGATTGCTTTGAGGTCTTGTGCAAGTTCTAATGTGTATTCTGCTTTTAATGCTCTTGACTTGGCAGTAACAGTAGCTTTCTCAATTGAGAAACCCATTTGAGCAAAACCGTTTGAAGCTTCTACATCACCTAATGCTTCTGCTGAAGCTGTAGACATACCGTTACCAGTAGTGTCTGCATATGAAGGTGAAGAAGTATCGAATGGGTCTGAGATGTCGTTAGTTCCGACACCGTCAGCAGTTGGGTTAGCAGCTGAAGAGTATCCAGTTCTAACTTCGTCAATTCCCATTGCTTCTGATTTTGTCAATCTTGTTCCTGAAGGATAATCGTTATATCTTGCTTTCATAGCAAAGATTAATCCTGTTGGGCCAGTCATTGGTTGAACTCCGCAAATGTCGTATGCAACGAGATTTGGCATAGCACGTCTAACTAGTGAAATCAAAATCGGATCCCAGTTAGAAACACCTGTTCCAGTAGCATTTAAAGGTGCTGCTTCTTGCAAGTTTTGCTCTTGAAGAGCTTTTTCTTGGTTCTCAAGAATAACAGCAGTAACGGCACGTTTGTAGTTGTCTTCGATTTTTGGTAAATCGGAGTGTTCTAGAATCGGCTGCCACTTCTCTTGTAAGTTTTCTGATAAAAACATATTTTTTCCTTTAATTTAGTAAGTATTAACCTAGTGGTTTTAACTTACTTATTGCTTGTGAATACTTTGACATAGAAGGGTCAGTTTTAGCAAGAACTTCTTCTGCAGATTTCTCTACTTCGAATTCTCCTGTTCCTTCTTGTATCAAAGTTTCTTCAACTATTTTTCCACCTTCAGTAGGGAAGTACGCATTCTTAACTTCAGAAATCTTCTCAGCGAAGTCCTCTTCAGTTTTGTACTCAACACCTTCTGCAAGTGAAGATAGTTTCTCTTTTTGTGAATCAGTCAAGTCTTTCGACGCTTCTGATATCACGTTCTCTCTCTTGAGGGTTTCCAACTCTTCTGCAATGTCCATATTTCTAGAGACTTCACTGTCAAGTTTTACTTCCATCTCATCGAGACGATTTGCGAGTTCATCAATCACTGAATACTTATCTTCAGGAACGTCAACATAATGTTCTACGAACAATGTTTTCAATCCTTCAATGAAATTTTCAGTCATTTCTGACCTCAATCCTCTTTCGATTGCAAGTTCATTCTCTTTGACCCACTCTTCAGCGGTGTAAGATAAGTACTTGTCTACGGCTTCTGCAAGGTCACCCTTAACAGTCGCAACAGTGGACTTTAGTTCTTCTTGATACTGAGCATCAAGAGATTCTTTAACTTCAGCAACTTTAGAAGTTACTGCAGCTTTGAATATTGTTTTGGCTTTTTCGGCATTTTCATCTGATAGGTCTAATGCTTCTGAGATTGCTGATAGGTCGTCATCTATTTCAATTTCAACAAGAGAAGACTCTAGGTCTGCAGTTAACTCTTCCTCAACGGACTCTGACTTAACTTCTTCCTCTTTATCTTCTTTACCTTTCATTTTAGCATAGGCTTCTGCAACATCTTCTTCAGACATTGATTTTAATGATTCTACCACTTTTCTAGCAACTTCTGCTTTAGTCAAACTTTCGTCAACCTCTTCTTCTGATACTGTTCCCAGTACAGTTGAGATTTCTTCCTTAGTCATTTCCTTCATATTGTTGACGATAGCTTTGATAGATTCCATTTTTGAAGATTTTACTTCGTCTTTTTTAGACTCTGATTCATCTTCTGAAACTTTCTTCAGTTTTGGTTGAGCATCACCTTTTCCAGCATTCTTTTGTTGTGCATCACCCTTTACGGCTGGGACACTTTCTGCTTTCTTTTGAGCTGCAACTGCTTTGTCAACAGGATTTTCTTCAGGTTTGACGACTTCAACATTACCTTGACCAATAGTCTCAGCATCTGATGAACCTTGTTTGACGGGTTTTGCGTCACCTTTTTCTGACTTAGAATCAGGTTGAACACCCTCTTCCATAGTCTCAACAACTTCTTCAGTTGTGTTTAGGTTATTTTCTAACTCTGTCATGTTTTTCTCCTGTTTGAGTTTACTTATTTATTTATATATTAAAGGTTTTCAACGAACCTTTTCCATAGATTTAACTTAGTTTCTTCTAAGTTATTTAGTCGTGCAGACTTTAGGGTTTTTTGGAAGTCTTCTGCTTGTATAGCAGTTAACACTCCATTTTTACCCATAATCCACTCAACCCCTTCCATTATTCCTTCGACAAATGCTTCAGGAGCTGATGGGTCTGCAACGATGTCACCTGCGGTGGCAAGTTGAAAATCGTCTTTGACATATTGTGCATTACCTTTTTGTTCTAGTGAACCTAGACCTCTAGATGATACACCCAATTTCGCACCATCATCGATTAGATTTCTTACAATCTGACCGTTGGGGGTACTTAAAATTTTTGCTTTACCAACATAGTTTGACCCTTCTAGAGTCAATGATTGGATAAGATGTGATACTTTATCGAGATTGATGGTTGGCCCTTCAGGGTGTCCCAACTCACCAAATGCGCGTTGTTTTTCAACGAACTCTTTGACGTAACGACCTACTTCTTTCTCCATAATTTCTTTTGGATAGACTCTACCATTACGGTTTTTAATGTCCGCTTGCATGAAGATACCTTCAATAAAGTAGTCCTTCTTACCGTCCTCTTTAGCCTCGGTAATTATAGGTGTTATATTTTCGTTAAACTCTGCTATTAATTTCATTGATAATTTCCTCGATTGTTACTTCTTGCATATCTGAAGATGACATTAAAGTTCTAATGTCTTTCATCTCCTTTTCTGCACTCTTTAAATCTTTGTAAGGTTCGTCTCCACTGAACAAATTACCATCTATATACACATCAACCTTACCTTTTTTATTCTGTGCATATACTAAATCTGCATTACGACTACCAACTTTAATCTTGTCGGTCTTGAGTTCTTTAGACCCACTAGGTAACTTAAAAGATTTAGCTTCTCTAAGTTCTTTTTGCATTACCTTAAAACTTTTCATTTACACTCCAGTGTGTTCTTCAGGATTGGACATCCAATCCACTTGCAGTTCTACTCTTTTCATGTCTACTACTTCTGCAGCTTTCTCTTTAACACCATCAAAGATTTGTTGTTTTGCAACATCCAATTTTCCATCTTCAATACTATTAACTATATCTTTTGATATTTCACTTACCATTATTTGTTCTCTCCATTATCATTTGAATCGTAGAAACCATCTCCACTATCATCGTTTTCACCTGCATCATTGTCTGCTTTTATTTGAGCATCCATTTGTGCAATTTCATCTTCAGTCTGTCTTAGTATATATTTTCTAACATACTCTTTACTGAAGTACTGACCAACATACTCTGATGCAGTCTGTAATGTATCTAATCTCTCTTTCAGTATTTCTTGGTCTTTCAACTCTGTAAAGTGGTTGTCCGTTGCAAAGTCATACTGTATAAAATCTTTAATTCCATCGAACTCTTCTGCAGAAACAATCTCCTTAAGGACTAATTGTGTTCTCAGAATGTCTGTAAAGACCCTAGCAAACTTCTTCTGAAGTCTGTTAGTGAACTTATTAAACTTAAGTTCATCTCTATTAATCTCTGAAGACCTACCCATGTTGAAACCATTATCTGATTCCATCCTAGAGGCTGGTACATTAAGAGACTGATATAGTTTCTTCTTAAAGTATTCTATATCGTCTATCTCTGAAAGATTTTGTCCGCCGGGCAGAGTTTCAATCTCTGTTCCTCGGCCACCCTCTCTTCTAGGTAACCAAAAATCTTCCAACATTGACATATGTTTTCTATCATCTTTAATCTCACCTGTATCTGCATTGTAAATAAGTTTATTTTTATACTTATTCATTACATCTGCAAGGTACTGTTCAGCTTTCGCTTTTGGTAGATTACCTACGTCAATATAAAATATTCTTCTTTCAGGAGCTCTTGATATTCTGTAAATAACAAGTGCATCTTCCATCATTGACAACTGGTTAGAAGTCTTTAATGCTTTATGCAAGTATCCTATAACTACATTCTTAGTGTAGTCTAATAGTCCTGAAGTTGTATAAGTAACAGCTTCGGGTGCTATTCTGACAGTGTTACCTTCTGCGGCACCACCATCTTGAAATCCTTTATCATTAAATAGGAAGAACTCTTCTACCTTAGTAATGACATCTATATTAGTTTTTGGGTCTTTTTTCTTGTCAACATTTCTTATTTTTTTAATTCTAAGAGGGTCAACATTTCTTAAATCCACAATACCTAATTTTGGTCGTTTTCCGTCCACGACTTTATGGAAGTAAATCCTTCCATCAACGTACCATTTTCTGAATAATTCATGAGAGTTCTGATTGAACTTCATCATAGATAAGATGTGGTAAAACTCGTCACCCATCTTCTTTTTGATTCCACTAGAGAGTTTTACATCTCTAAGGTCGAGTGACACTATCTTATCTGAACTATCCGCTGTGATACATTCATTAACTATATCTTCGATAGCAGAGTCACACTCAGGTATAAGTGATATCTCACGATATCTTGATATGAGGGTGGACTCATTCTTGATACCACCTTCCATATCTACATAGGAACCATAAGCTCCACCCGAGATAAATCCACCCTGTTGTGTTTGGATGACGGGGGTACCGTCATCCTCAACTGGTGGTACAAAAGATTTGTTAGCAAGTAACGCATCTGTTTGTCTTAGTTCATCCTTTTTACGGGATATTTCAAATCCGAATATTTCCATAACTATATTTATAACACCTTGCTGGTGGTATTTTTCACTTTAGAGTCTTAAATCACTCTTTCCCAGTGAGAGAATTCAAACGTAACATCGAACTTTTCTAGTTCGTTTTCAGTACCATAGTCCAATGCAATTGAACCAATTTCTGAAGGAAACATGTTGAAGAATTCGTATCTCGCTAGGACTGAGTCATCTTTGTGTAATTGTTCTACAAACGCACGAGACAATAGGTAATCAGTAGTTGTTGAACCGACTCCACTGTCTAGTTGTTGAATCTCTTCTTGCCACGCTTCTAAGGCGTTTCTAGCAGAGAATTCTACGTCATTGAGAATAGATACTGTCCAAGGTGCAAAACTTCTATCTCCTGCAAGTTTGAGGTTATGACCTCTAAAAGGTTGTGTAATCACACCTAGTGTTCCAGCAGGAATTTGAGCTGCATTACACAGAAATTCTATTTTCTCACCAGCACGAGGTAAGTATACTCTAAATCGGTTGGCACGAGGGCCGCCTCCGACTAATTGTGCTTTAAATTGGTCTATTGTTGCCATTTATTACTCCTGTTAAATTGCACCGTAAATTTCTTCAAACTGAACACCGCTTCTAGCAGCAACAAAGTTTAAAGTAATATAATTAATTGAACGAGCAGGTTTAACGAATATTGAACATACAAATTCGTTTCTGTCAATAACTGTATCAGTATTGTTTGTTTCATCACATACCACTGAGTAATCAATAACACCGTTTCTATTCTTTACATCTCTCAAGAATGGTTCTACTGAACTTCTGAATTGAGCACGAGTAAAAGCATCGTTGAATTCAAATAACTGAGCTTTAGCTGCAGTTGCGATTGCTTTTTCTAAGACGATGAATAATCTTCTTACATTGATTCTATCGAATGCAGAAGGTGATGTTAATGCAGTTTTATCTCCAAATAACACTGTTCCTTGACCTGCAAATGTAACCACTGGGTTAACTCTTGCACGATATAGGTCATCTCTAGATGATTGTGACGGATTGAATGCAAGTTTAGTTACTCCTAGATACTGTCCTCTAGAGAATCCTGCAGGTGAATACCATGCATCTCTAAGAACATCTGACCTAGCAGATAAACCAGCAGTGTGACCGTTAGCAGGCACCCAACAATATTTGTCGTTGTGTCTGTCATAAATGTATACCCAACCCGAATCAATTACTGCATACGAAGATGAAGTAGCTGTATCTGCAGTTGTTTTAACATTAGATGATTGTGTTGACTCTGAAGTAACACCAACAACATCTGCACGTCTAGGTGAAATGTATGCAATACAGTCTTTTCTACTTTCTGTAAGTAGAATCGCTTGATTGGTTAAAGTTGTCCAGTCTGTAAGAAGGTCTTGAATCACTCCACTACCGTTATCAGTTCTTGAAGAACCTACGATTAGGAATGAAATGTCTACTGTTTCTGAATCTGCAAAGAATGTTGTCCATGCAGCTGTCTTTTGAGCTGCAGTTGTGTGGTTACCATTGTTTCCACCACTTAGTGAACTATTCTCAGGTAGAGAAGGTCTTCCAAATGCAGTACCGATTGAAACAGCAAGTGTTCTGTGTTCTGATGCAGTTGTCAACATTGTAGTTGCATGACCTGACCAGTATACATACTCAGATTTAGATTCAATTACATTTCTGTAATAGTTACTTGTACCATCAGCACCTTTTCCATCTGAAGCAAGTGATACGAAACCATATGTTTCTAACACTGTGTTTGCAACACCACTGAAAAGTCCGTCTTCATCTACCACAACAACATGAATTTCATCATTTGTTGTTCCAGCTGCAGTTGCAACTGCTGATGTTTCAGGTTTTTTGTCAAAGTAGGAATGGAATTCCCAATATCTGTTAATGTTAACTGCACTTCCTGAACCATCTACTGGAGTCGTAAGACCAGTACCAGCAGGTTGTCCTAGTGCTTCAATTGTAAGTGTAGTTCCCGCAGCTGCAGTAACTCTATATTGTGTGTTGTGTCCGTCAAATGTGATAATATCTCTAACTAAAAATAGTGTAGATGCATTCGTAACACCCGTAATGGATGTTGAACCAGCTGATAAATCTCCACTTGTATTACCCTGATTATCTTTGTAGTAGGCATCTGCAGAACCACATACTGATACTTTAAGTGAATTACCTAATGCACCTGCATATTTTGATGTCCACTTACCAACTGTTCCGTTTTGTGAACCGTCTCTGTAAGTAGATACATATTCTGAACCATTTTTGATGATTGATGATGCGTGTGCGGCAGCGTTTGCAGAACTAAGTGATGTAGACGAAGGTCTTACCACTCTTAGTGAAGAACCATATCTTAAAAATCCTTCTGCAGTGTACCAGTCTTCGGCACCTATATCTGTGTTTGAAGGTTTACCGAATGTCTGTTCTAATTTTGATGAACCGCTAACTGTTACTACTTCATCAACAGGGCCCCATTGAAATGAACCTGCAAAAGCACCTGTTGTACTTGATACTGCAGGAACAACATTTGTTAGGTCTATCTCTTTGACCTGAACGCCTGGTGAAACTTGAAATGTCATACTTTTTCTCCTGTTTATGAAAAGAGTTGTTTACTAGTTTATTTATAACTTTTTTTACCCTAAGAAATTTCTTCTTGGGTTATAAACCACCTATCTCCTCCTTCTACGAAGGATTCTTGTCCATTGGTTGTACTACCAGTGTCGAACACCCCAGCTGGTAACATATCGTCTTCTATCATTTTTTGTTGTTCGGCATATAATAGGTCTTTTACTGCATGATTAGTCATGTAAGTAAAGTGTTGAGTGGTTACAAACCAAGAAAACAATACTATATTCATAACCATATCATCATGGTAACCTTTATCTGCCTCGAAAGACATACCTTTATTTATGAAAGTCATGAGTTCAGTGATTGCATATCTATCAACTAGTTCCAATCTATTTTCCTCAAGCAGTTCTTTCATTGTTGAACAACCGATTCTTTTAATCTTTCTGTTCATTGTCACACCGATATCTTCGGCTTTCATCAATCCCTGAACAAATACATTCTCGTATTCTATATCATAATGTAATTGTGTTGCAACCATACTACCTTCTGCATTATTCTCAATAATAACCAAGGCATCGTTGTATGCTTTTGCATACTTATTTATAATATCAGGAAAGAGCATCGGAGATATCATATTGTCTCTATATGTTGCAGCCTGTTTAAATGGTTGAACACTTATATCAAATATCGTAAAGGTGGAGTAGTCGATACCCCTTCCCTTTGCAACATCTACTGTACATATGTAGGTGTGGTCAAGCATGGGTTTTTGGTACATACTGAAGTTATCTTTATACCATGTTGGGTCTATTGACCTCATACCTAGAAGTGTTGCACTATTAATAAGTGTATTACCTGTTCCTAGGAAACTATTACCATACTCTTGTTGGAACTGGATTTCCGAGGTGTTTGCAATGGTCTGTTTCTTCCACTCTTCATCTCTGCCAGGCACATCATACCAGTTAATAGTGAAGTTTTTGTACTCACTCTCACCCCTAACTGCACTTTCGTAAATTTTGTGGTACATGTTACCAACACCGTTTGCAGTAGATGTGATAATAACCTTTGAATTTTTACCCGATGTTACCACTGGATATGTTGCAGTATAGAATTCCTCTGCATTTTCTACGAACGCAAACTCATCAAGATACAAGAGGTTTATAGACAATCCACGAATAGAACTCGAAGATGTTGCAGCTGCAACTACTTTACTATCGTTTGCAAACTCTATTGAACCTTTGTTTAGAATCTTAACGCCAGGCTGTAAATAGAATGGAACGGACTCTAACATGGTTACCATACGAGCAATCATCTCTCTTGCAATTGCACCTTTGTTTGCAAGAACCGCTACAGTAACTTCGGGTGTAAAGAGGAGATACCATAGTAGGTATGCACATGATGTGATTGATTTACCACTCTGTCTTGACGCAAGAACAACACTAAATCTTTCGTCATTATAGTGGTTTATTAACTTGTCTTGGTATCCCCGAAGTATAAAGGGTACAAGTCCTTCATCTAGGGATATAATTTTTGTATAGTTTTCTATGAAATAACAAGGGTCACTTGAACATTTGACATACTCACCTAATTGTTTTTTGGTGTATTTTACTTCTACACCAGCTTTCTTAATTAGAGTATTACCTAGATAACCTTCATTTTTCGAATCAGTCATTACTCTTTATTCTTTTTAAGAAACTTCTGTAGTTCGGATGTGCTACCAACATATAAATGATTATGTTGTTGTCCTATCTTTTGTTCGTCTTCTTTCTCTAATTCTTTGATTTTTTTCTGCAAGTCTAGTAGTTTCTCTGCAGTATCACCAACGGTCTTTATGAGCTGTCCTGCAACCTCATACGCCCTCGGGTGTTCGGTTTCCTTACATAGGTCTAGGATTCCATCGATTGCATCTTGTCCCCTCTCTACGAGTCCGTAGAGGGTCTCACGACCATACTTATAGTCGTTGTCCATACTCTCTGAACGACTGGGTAATTTAACTATTTTGGTCTCTCTTTTAATCTCTTTAGTAATTTCTGTAGAGATATCTAAAACACCATCTAGTTTAGAATCTATATCTTTTGTCATATTTAACTCGCATCGGTAACCTTATCATCTGTGAAATCTCGGGAAGTACCGTCATCATAAAAATCTACTGATTCAGCAACTACGAATGTATCTTCAGGGTCTACTGAACCCACAAATTTAAGACTCGTATTTGCACTTATTGTAATTGCACTTGATAACACTACACTTAGTTTATCAGATGCAATACTCGAAACTGTTGGATTAGTTGTTAGGTTTGTCCCAAACACCTCATCATTCACACTTATAGAACTATTTATTGCAGTTGCAAAGGACACTGTTGTGGATGCGGCAACTGCATTTGATGTTTCTGCAAACGCAGGTTCATAGTGTTTAACCTCTTTAATAAGTCCTGATTCATCGATTTGAGATGAAGTGAACTGTCCGTTTTCATTAGTTAGATATGTTCTTTCTATAACATTCTTAATAATCTTACCAGTATAAACAGGGCCGAAGAAGTATAACTTCATAGTAAAATCTAGTGTATACTCTATTACACGTCTTTCTTCAAAAGTACCCTCGTACTCATCATTCATGGTAACTGAATTCAATGAGATGGGAACATCTCTAACCTCCGTCATTGAATCTACCATTTTCATTGATACAGTGTATTCGGGTTGAAAATACGGAAGAATTTGTTCTAATATTTGTAATGCATCATTAGCATTCTTTGCAAGTATTGACAAAGTAAAATTTATGTTGTATGGTGCAGGTGCATATTGAAATGACCTTTTGGTATTATCGGTGTCAAGTGTGGTCTTAGATGCACGAATAAGTTTGTTTTGCTGTCTAGTTGCATCATATTCAAATCCTGAGATTTCAAATGCTATTCTAGGAAGACTGATTGAACTTCTCATTCCATCGGATAGATTAGGTTCATCATTAAGTCTCGACAACCATTTTTGTTTAGGGCCGTATGATATCGGTACAATTTGAGAAGTTAATACAGTATTATCTGATTTTACCTTCTTTACCGTAATATTATTAAAGAGTGTACCAAAAATGGATACACTTCTTTTAATAGTTTCGTTATAAAAATGTGTTCCAAACATTAAGGTTCTCCAAACGGATTGGTTTCACTGAAGTCAAGATATGTGGAGTCGGTTGCTTCAAATTCTAAATTCTGTGCAAGTGCATCGTTCGACATTGTTAATACATCTGTTATTGAATTCACAGTGTACTGTGCAGTAGTTACTGCACCAACCAACACGTCACCAACTACAAGTGTAGTGGTAACATCTTTAACTTTAAGTGTTCTAGTATTTCCACCAACCCAAGATAAGACTTCACCGACCACAACACTACTCTTAGTAAGGTTTTCCCCAACATTGTAGTCACCACTACCACCAGCTACCATGGTCATCTCTATGTTATATGCATCCTCATCTTCAATTTTATCTATACCTGCAACATCAGTATCAAAGTCTTCACCACTATATTCAAACAGTTCACACTGCATTTTAAATGTAAATAATTTTCCAACTTGATAGAATGGATTTTCGTGTTCTACAAACTTAATTTCGAACAGTGAACCACTCATAGGGAAGTGAATTAAATCTCCTTCGTTTGGTCTGAGTGATGTTGCAAGGTTTGAATCTAATGATATAAATCTTTCCCAACTTCTTAATGATATAACAAATGTTGCAGTATCACGAATTGACAGTCCAAATTTAGACATGAGGTCACCCTCACCTTCAAAACCATCAGTATTTTCAATATACATCTCAACTGCATATGCATCACCAAAGGCAGACTGCACATCTTCATTGAGTATAGTATCTTCTTCCACTACCTCTCTAGGTAGATAGAAACACTCATGTCCATACATTCTCAACGACTCAACAACTATATCCTCATAAAGATGTTGTTCAGTTGATACTGCATGGTTAAAAAATACATTTGTAGGCATATTTTTATCCCATCATGTCCATGACTGGCATTTCATAGTTCAGTCTAGACTCTTCTTCTAATTTTGTAATCTCTTCTTTGGCTTCTGTTTTCATGTTTTCTGCATCTAGTGTAACTCCGCCTGGCAAAGTCATACCTGAGAACTTAGAAAGGTTTTCACCCCATTGATACTTAACTAGTGAAGTTGCATATCTCTTTAACCACATATCATTATAGATATCAGTCATGTCTGTTGGGTCTAACTTTCTATAACACTCAATAAGAATGTACTCACCCACATTCACACCGTTCCAGTCCATATCCATGTATAGTCTGTTACTATGTGTATTGTATCTTATAGGTGTTCTACCCACTAACATGTCGTCCATAAGTGAGAGATGTTGTTGAACTTGAGAATAATACATAACACTTGTAGATGTTAAATCCCACAAGTCATTCAATCTAAGTTGATATCTCATATCAAACATATTATTGGACACACCATTACTAAACGGGAATATATTAATTACACTTAACACATGTTCGGGTAGTGTAACATAGTTTTGTTGTTCACCATAAGTTTGGTTTGCAATTGCTTGAGTTCCAGTCGTTGCAGCTGTCACACTTGAATTTGTCTTGAAGGAATCGAGTTCTGCTTGAGTGATTTGGTGTTTTAGATAACACTTAATAGAACCATCGTAATGATACTCACGGAAATATTGGAGTGCTTCATCAACTCTGTCATCTAATTGGTCGTCATCTATATTGATTTCCAATACAGGAGCTCCAAGTTTTCTCTTGATATACTCTTTTAGTGATGCTTTTGAATTTGGTTCTGCCATGTGTTTAATCCAGTAGTAATAGTTATCTTACTACTATTTATACACTTTGATACCCTATTCTTGGAAGTATGTTTTAGATTGAAGTCTATCCAACTTTTCGTCCATTCTGTTCATAGTGTCAAACAACCTTTGGAAGTCTTTTTCTATTTGGTCACGCGTTAAATAGTCTCTAGCTATCTCCTCTCTTGTTTTATTGAGAAGGATATCTATTCGTTTTTGTTCAGACATCACGTTTCTTACAATTAATCCAACTGGTGCTATGACTAGTGTAAGGAAGAGATTCCAAATCATGTTTGGGTCGATTACTAATTCCATACGGATATTTAGGAAATCTATGACAGTATGGGGTCACCTTTCTCATCTAATTCGAAAGTATATTCATTTTCATTCCAAGGCAACGGTTTATTGTGGTAGTCAACCAAGTCCACATTAAAGGATATACTATATCGATTAGATTTTGAGAAGTTTGGTTCTACCATATGCATCGCACCACTAGGAAATAATACACAGTTTCCTGTAGATGGTGCAATCCTGTGAGTGGGGTTACTACGTCTTCCATGAGGCATATTTCCTACTACCTTTGGCATTGGGTCTATAAACTGAATATCACCCTCATCCCCTCCTGCACTTATGTATAGAACACCACTAAACCAACATCCATTATGAAGATGTGGTTGATTCCATGCACCCTTATCATTTATATTTGCCCATGAGTTACCCATACGAATTTTTGAAGAAACACCAAAGTATGGAGTGACCTCTTCATGAAAAAAGGTTGCAATTCTATTCATACATTTCTGAAAAAGGGGGTTTCCATCAACTCCATCATTTGATTGCCATCCAGTGTATGCATTTGAGATTCTTCTACCTTCGGGGTCTTTCCTTCTCATTGTATCTATTTCGTTCTTCAACATCTCTGCGTAATCTTCGTTATAACCCTGATTTGCAGCCAAATTTGGGTCAAGAAAATTTCTTGAGAAAATAGGAGTTGGAAATAATAGTGACACACTCATTTAAAATCAAACTCCATCTGAACTTCGTTTTTAGTCTCAGGTGTATCGTGGTCAAAAGGGCATCCACCCTTTGCATCTTTAAATAATTTTGTTTTCGGAGTCCAAAAATCTTTTTTATAAGAACCCTTGTTTCTCTCGAGCAATTCTGCATTTGAAAGTGACCCATCAGGATGCAGTAAACTACTGCGGTCTTCATAATGATTCCATGATGTTTGTAAATGATACTCAGATTCCCACTCCTCTCTCTTGAATGGTATTACCTGTACTAATGGTGTTCCTTTCTTGATAACAAAGTCATCACCATGTTTAGGATACATGATAATATTACTATTGTCGTGTCCGTGATTGAACCCCTTATCCGAATCTATAACACCGTTCCATGCTTTAAAGTCTTTATTTTGCCATAGGAATGGGTCTAGGTACATCATACTGTAACCTTTTGGTAATTTTATACTCCACTCAACTCTTACTTTAAATGCATCATATACCTCTTCATTCTGAGTGTGGTAATTAAACTGATAATCTGTCCCCTCACCAACTTGCTCTTTAGGGTGTGATGGTAGTGTAGAATGCATTTTTCCTTGTTTGAGGTCTTCTACGGCCGCACAGTATCCATTAACTTTTCCATGTTTTACTGTTATATCCCGATTGGCGACTATCAACCATCCCATATTCAACCAGTCATGCATAGCAGGACAAGTTTTTATAGTTCCCTCAATTACATTCCCCCGAACAATATCATTTACTGGAATTTTTTTCCACCAATCGGGTTTATACGATTTTGTAAGAATTGGTTTAGTTGTGTCGAATGCGTTTTTATGGTATGTGTTGAATTTTATTGTTGGCATAACTTAACTTTGTCACCTCGAATTACTATAGACCTTCTGTCCATATATCTTGCAGAAGGATTTGGTGCATCTGCACCATGTGGTATTCTTCCATCAAACATAATCAATCTATTGGGTTTGAATTCCACTTCTGCGATTTGAATTCCGTTTTCCCTTAAATCAAAACCTTGTATTGTTTCTATACCATCTTCAGGAGTTTCATATAATCTCAAAACTCCACCCCAATGGTCTTCCCAATGTGTATTTGTGTAGTATAAAAAGGATAAGTTTTGGTCTTCATCAAGAGGGCAATCAGTATGAATAGTTCCATAAAGTCCTTGTGTTTGAGAGTTTCCTCCCATATACTGAAAATCCTCCCATTCAAACCCAAAGTCTTCTCCCACTCTTTCATTTAGGTATTTACTCCAAAGTATTATTCCATTATCCACTTCGTCAGACCAATTATCATCATAATACATAGAAGCTCCCCAAAACTGATGCATTGGTAAACCAGTAGGGTCACCTCCCCTTACTTCATTACTTTTACCCCACCGAGCTCCTTTTAAAGATTCGTCTACTTTTTTATGAATAGGATGAGCTAACCAATTATCTAAAACATATATTTTATCTAAAGGCAGTTTTTCGATTTTTATAGGAGAATCTATAACACAGATTTCCATGAATTTTAATCCTGAGCAGCTGGTTTGAATAAATCGGGATAGAATCCTCTATATTCGTTCATCGTTTTTAAAGCATCTTCAGATGTAACTTCAATTTCCTGAACCAACTGTTCTGTAACATGTGCTGTTGCATCTGCACATTCCATGAC